ACTATTATTATAGTAAGAATAATTATATCTAGTATAGTAACTATAATTAGTTCTTGTACCGCTAGTATTATAATATGAATAGTTATATCTAGTATAATATCCATAGTTAGTTCTTGTTCCACTAGTACTATAGTAAGAATAATTATATCTAGTATAATATCCATAATTAGTTCTATTTGCATACCTAGTGTAATAAGAATAATATCCTCTTGTATATGGGCTATATCTAGCCGCATTCCAACGAGCTGCACGATAACTGTATCTATAATAACCAGTAACATAAGAGTGTCTAGTAGTACCATCATATCTTCTAGCACGATAGCTATAAGTGTAATAGCTAGAGACGTAAGAAGGATATGTAACTCCATCGTATCTTCTAGCACGATAACTATAAGTGTAATAACTAGAGACGTAAGAAGGATAGGTAGCTCCATCGTATCGAAGAGATCTATAACTATAAGTATAGTAACTAGAAACATAGGAAGGATAGGTTACTCCATCATATCTCAAAGATCTATAACTATAAGTGTAATAACTTGATACATAAGAAGGATAAGTTAATCCATCATATCTCAAAGACCTATAACTATAAGTGTAGTAGCTAGAGACGTAAGATGGATAAGTTAATCCATCATATCTCAATTGACGATAACTATAAGTATAGTAACTAGAAATATATGAACCATAAGATGCTCCATCATATCTCCATGTTATATATGTATAAGTATAATAACTAGATACATAATAACCATAACTCGCTCCCTCATATCTTAACTAATTATAACTATAAGTATAATAACTAGAAATATATGATGGATATGAGAAATATTCAAACCTAACTTGGTTATAATTATAAACATAATAACTCGATACGTACGCAGGACGAGAATAATACTCAAAACGTAATTGATTATAACTATAAGTATAAGAACCTGCGATGTATCTCCAATCATATGCTAAACCATCATATCTTAATGCTCTATAGGTATATCCATAATAACCTGAAATATAAGATCCAACTCTTGAACCTTCGCTGCGAGCAACTCGATAAGAATATGGAATATATCCTGCAATATATAGTTGGTAACCTTCATTAGTTCTACTATACGGACGCAAATAATAAAAATATGAGACAATAACTTGGTATGTATATGTTCGGTAATAAACGTATGCTGGAGAAGTATAATAAGTAGTATATCTTGAATAATCTAAATAATATTTATAATAATAATGTCCAGTATGATCTGCATAATATGATCCTAGATAATGAGCATAGGTAGATGCTCGATCAATATAATTATAACTATATCGCGAAGCATACCAATATCCAGCCATAGTTTGCCCCATCCAATTATCCCAGACATACATATAATAATTCAAATAAGAAAATTTTGAAGCCGTATATGTATAATAATATGCATATCCCCAATGACGATTATAAAGATATGAAGGAATCCTTACATATACATAAGACTATGCATCTGAATTATACATACTCATATAATAAGCATATAACCAACGATATCCACTAATATATCTATAACTTCTATAGTGAGCATGCGGACCTGTTATATAATAGGCAGTATAACTATATTGATAATATGTATAATAATTATATGCTTCTCGATCTCTTCGGTATCCCGTCTGCGGCGATGAAGGTATGTTTTCCTATCTATAAGCATAAGTCCTATAATAACTAGATACATAATTATAATAGGAATATGTAGTTGAATATTGATATTTATATCCATAAAAATAACCGTTAGCGTATTGGTTACTTGGAGTATAGCGCGGCGCAGAAGCTGCAACTCTCGTATCAGTTGAACTTACTGCAACTTTGATATTACCAGCTTGTCGGTCTCCAACGGGCACAAGAGGAACTTGACCTGTTTTTGTACTTGATACATTGACTTTTAATTTTTGCTGACCTTCAACAGATTCATAAATAGGATGCTCTTTTACTGAAGTGCCATCAAAAATTTTTAATGTACCGATTTGATTTCCACCACGAAATATAATGCTATACACAGCACTATAATCAACGCCACCAACTTTCGCACCAAGAGAGGAGGCAATAAATGGATCATATCGGACACAAATTCGATAATAAATTTCTTTGGCATCAGTACCTAAATCTGTAAAAATGCCTTTTAAATCACCAGATTGAACAGAAGAAATTACTCTGCCCAAAGACTTCCATGAAGAATCTGCCACATATTTATATTGGATTTCATAAGAAGTCTAATGGGAATTATAAATTGAATCTGTATTTTCCCAAGTGACTGGAATTGAAGATTGGGTGCGGTCAATCTGTCCTGTTCGTGGACTTAATATATTAATTGCCATATTTTACCCTCTCTTTCTCAACTTTCATAATTATATTGTAGCAAAAAATTTAACAAAAGTCAAGTTGAAATCCAAATATGACCAGCGATAGAAGAAGTATAAGTGGATGGTTTTACTTCAAGAATAATACTACCTGAAACCTGGCCACCTTGAATATAATCACCAGTTAAAGTTTTACCGACAATATTATTCCATCTATAACTACTTGTACCCAAATTAAACTTATCTGTCGCTCCTGGGATAGCACCCGTAGAATTAACTACTAAACCACTACTTCCAAGAGTAGCAGAACTGCCTGTACAAAATGCCAATGAACCATTTGCTGGAGCTAATAAATAATTATAGCCAGTGCTAGCAAATTTAATACTTGGAGTCCCCGTTGTATTAACCATTAGAGCATTTGTATTTAAATTTCCGCTTGTATCAACATAAACCGTATCATGAGAATAGGTCTAAGCAGTCGTTGCTTGGCTAGTAGCGCCCACTAAGAATATTTTACTACTTGTATTAGTGGATCCAGCACTCTTTTTAGCTAAAGCAAGTTCATCTGCTAATCCATCGATATTACTGATAATATGATTATGGCTATCATCTTTTACCTGTAAATCAATATCTGAGATGTCTCTAGCGCCATCAAAGCTAAAACTGCCCTCAACATCTCCCGAATCAAAAGAAATGGTAATGGACTTTTTCCATTTCGTTGCTTCATCTGCATATTTGTTAATTTTTAAACGAGATGTTGAGTCATAATCAACGAAAAAGTCAGCAGCATCGTCTCCCGTTTTCTTTACATATGCCCAACCTTCAGTTTTTACCGCAGGAAGGTTGCCGGCACCTTTTAAAATTTTAAATAAAGCCATATTATAAAACCTCACTTTCTAAGCTTTTGGTTTTCAATTACCTATTATTAATAGGCTTTAAATCAATAAATTTTTTCTGATTTGGCCTATATAAACAAAAATAAGGGGAAGTGCTTGAGCACTTCCCCAAAAATTTAAATATCAATCCAATAGATGTTCCAACGTTCATCTTGTGAAATTTCATTCATTTTCGCAATGAGCTATTCATAAGCCTATGGAATATTATTTCCCATAGTAGAGAAGCTAATAAAACCTTTTTTATCTAGTTCCTCTAAAGTTGAACCCATCATTTCATCAACGGCTTTCACAAAAGCAGTCTCATTAAAATCATTACCCTCTAAAATTTTACTTTTCGCAGGTTGAGTGTTTAAAACATAAGAGAATTCAGAGTTATTGTATGGCGAAATTTGGAAAAATTTTAAAGAATAAGTAATAATTCCTGCCTAGGCGGTTGCTAAGCCTTCAATCAGCCAAGGAACAATAATACGGTCTTCCCTAGATAAAGTTTCTTTATCAGTAAAAGGAACCGCGAACAAGCCGCTTTTCTGATTGCGACCATTTTTATCAGCACTGACAAACTCAACTACACAATTCATAGTAGATAAATCTACATTATCGTGGAAACGGTCTAAAACAAAATAGACCGTTTCCGCTCTGTGGTCAGTTGCCACACTTAAAAATTCTGGAGCCGTAATTGATCTGGTATGCAAATCTACACTAATCATTTGCTCAGAACTAGGTAACAATAGCGCCGTTGTTGGAGGATTCTGGTCTTGAATTTTCCACAGCAGTTTTGCATATTCAGCTGAATTTGTGACCATAATTCATTCCTCCTTTTTTATTATTGATCGTTGCGGTTGAAAATCATGAATGGAGAGCACATTACTTCAACATCTTCGTTATAGGTATTGGTGATGATACAGAAGTAAATACCGTTCTTTTCAGGAATAAACTCATTTGTAGTAGCACCAACCTGGAGCAAGTCAGCAGGCCAATTAATGGATCCCTTTTCATCAGGCTCATAAACACCCTTCATAGCTTTTACAGCGTCTTCTCTATCAACAGAAAGATCCTTTCCTTCTTCTTGATTCCAGACATACTGATACCATTCATAAGTAAACTTATCCATATATCTTTCATCAACGAGGTCAGGGGTAACCATTAAGCCCTTCAAAGAACCATCTTCAGCGTTATACTGAATAGCAGTCTGAAGATTTGGCTTAGCATCATCGGCAATGTTAAGATCAGTAACAGCAGCGATTTCGGTGCCGTAAGCATCCTGACCACTAATAGTTACAGAGAACTTAGAAGGCGGCATGGTGATACGATAAGGCTCAGAAATAACCTCTTCACTTGCGGAGTTATTCAAATGACCAACGATACCACACTTATAATATCCTTCACGAGTAGCGATAATATCCTTAGTTGCGGCAAAGCCATCATCAGTCCATTCTTCAGCCTTTAATTCTTCAGCAGTAGACTTAACATTAGGATTAAAATACCACTTGTAGCTAGCCCATTCCTGAGAGCCATCGAAAGGATAAAGAGGATCTTTCTTCTCATTATATTCTACGAAAGATGGAGGTAAGATATCTTCATCTAATTCAGTACCAAAATCATCCATACCAGCAGTTAAGGTAACTTTATAGAGATGATCTTCAGGGTCCTCTTGCAATTTCTTAGCAGGACTTTCAACATGAACCTTCTTAGGCTTTACTGGAGGGAAGACCAAAATGAATTCGGACTTAACTTGCTTTTCATTAGCACCAGCATTAACTTGAGCTACAAACTGATAAATACCAACAGAAGTAATTGTCGCAGTGAAGTCGATACGATAAACAGGAGCAGCATCATCTTGCATAGCAAGGATTTCGCTCAAAGAAAGTACCTCGTAGCCTTCAACTCCGCCTTCTGGAGCAGCAATTTTATTATAATAAATGATGCCAGGGATGCTTTCTACGCCGAGCTCCTCTGCCTTATCATTACGGGCGATGATTTCTGCCTTAGCATCTGCAATAGCAATCTCTTCATACTGAGGCCAAGCAGTCTCTAACATGAAATTTTCATCATATGCTTTGCGCTCTTCATCAGTCATTTGAGCATATTCGTCTTCACGAAGAACTTCACGGATAGCTCCATCTGCAAAATACTTATACTTAGACCAGAAAGAACCAAGAGTGAGACCGTCACCGTCAACATAAACACCAGCAGATACATTTACGCTGCCAGTTGGATTCTCTGGATCAGTAGAAATATATACAACAGTTGCTAAAGGTGCGCCTTCTGGACGAGTGATACCATCGCCAGCATAATCTCCGATATCTTCGCCAATGTAGAAAATAACAGGAGTACCAGGAGTACCATGATTAGCATGCTCACTATTCTTAGCACGAGCCTTAATAACATCAATGCTGTCATCCTTCATAATATAATCCTTTTTATTCAGGATATCTTCCAATAGGATGTCAATGTCCATATTAACCTTGATGGTCTGGACTAAGGTGGATAAGCTGAAAGTAATACCGGAAGTGCCACTAGTATCTTCAGCTCTATAGAAACGAACAGCAAACTTAACGTTACCGTCCTTGGGGGTTACTTTAGAGCTTACTGGCCAACCGAAAACGATCTTACCAGGGATAAGATCAACATCTTTGCCGTAAGGACGAGAATAACCTTTTTGTCCGTCTGCATTAACCCATTCAATAATAATATCTTGTTCATTCAAGTCAGTAGCATCGTAGTATCTATCAACTTCAAAGAATACGATTTCAGCAACGTTATCGCCACGAACGCCAATACCATTTTTCTTAAAGGCTTCTGGGACAGTAATAGTTCTTGTATTAAGATCAATCTTAAAATTCTCTTCATCAAGAGGAAGTTTAGTAAACTTTAGCTCATTTTTATCTACATCGATAGCAGTTAAATGCTTCATGTAGCTAAAATACTCAGCCAAGTTTGTAATGGTAAATTCTGTCGGCTTTTCCTGATAACCTAAAGTAGTAAGCTGCTCATGAGTAAGAGAATCAAAATATTCTTTTAATCCCTTGACAGCTTCCTTATATAGGACAGTATAGTCATTGACATATTGACCCTTAACATAAGTAATCATATCTTAAACCCTTCCTTTTCTTTTAAATTTAGGAGAGAGAGAACCATTTCTCTCTCTCCTAGTTCTATTTATTATAGGTTTTTAATTATGTAGAATAATTAAATTTGCCCTTAAACTTCTTTCCACTCTGCCAACTCATCTTCAGGAATCATGACAGTGGAGCAAAAGTTTTTACCATCCTTGGTTAGACGTTTTCCAGCATCCGCTACAAGACGAAGCTTTCTAGTATAATAAACATCTTCAAGATGGACGGGACTTTCAATGATACCGTTAGTACCCAAATAGGTATAAAAAACAGTTTTAGTCATTTCAATTCCTCCTTAGCCTTGAGTAAGAATTCCATCGCAATTATAAGTGTAATCATTTGGAATTCTGGTAAGTGAACGTAGGCGCTGTTTGATTTCTTCTTCCTGATTAGGATCATTATAATAGAAAATAATGCTAGTAAAACCACCAGTATTTTTATTATTTATGAATGCATTAGCAGACAAATCAATGATTCTAGTAGGATCTCCTTGGCCACCAAAGACTAGGCGACTAAAGGCAGGCTTAGCATAAGCGAAAGCAGCATCGCCGATATTAGTAACTGTACCTGGAATAGCAATTTCTTCTAATCCACCGATCATGGAATTAAATGCATTCTGTCCAATTATCTGCAATCCTTTTGGCAGTTTTAAAGACTTAAGAGCTGTCTGATAGAAAGCATACAATTGAATACTGGTAACAGTTGCTGGGAACTCAAAATACTCGAGAGAAGTACATTTACCGAAAGCGCTACTATAGGCGTCAATACCAGTAATAACTTCTAACTATGCGCCACGCTCCCAGAAAACATGAGTAAGAGCAGACTGGCCGTAGAAATCACGAACCGCAAGAATTAATCTGCCTTTTGGATCTCTAGCTGGTAACGTAAGTTTTCCAGCAAAACTTACTCCAGGAGCAGGACCAATGCTTGCGCCTTCCCCGAAATCAGTGTAGCTGAACAAGCTATGGTTAGCTACATTATCATAAACACTTACTCGCTTATAGCAAGCATAGAATTTATAATTCTTAACTGCTCTTAATTGAGAGAAGTCAACTAATTTCGCTTCTTGGACATCATTAACAACACAAACGCTAGAGTCTTCTGTCCATCCTAAGAATCCATAAACCTCTTCTAACTCTAAGGAATCATCTGAATAAGAAGGAATTACCTTAGAATTTTCAAGGGTATAGCCATAAAGGATTGGGAAAACATCAACAAGATGTTCATCAGTATCTCCACCGCTATAGAATCTCATTTCATAAGGATGCTTTTCGAAGAGAGCATAGAAAGTATAATCTGTACCCAACAAGGCTGGTTTAGCATTTTCCCAAGCCTCATCTTGCTCTTCAGCAGTTGCTTTAGCATTACTGATTAAATCTTTCGTCTCTAAAGAAGCACTCCAACCTAAGAAATCATAATTTGGTTTTTCAGGCTTATACTTTCTGTATGGGTTTTCAAACCAACTATCTCCCGCGATTTTTTGAATACTTAGTTCTTCAGTTTCGCCATCGCTTACATAACTATAAGTTCCTAAGTAATTTCCATCATCGTCGAAATCAGGTAAAATGAATTTACCAGAAGTGGCTTTATTGACCTTAGCACAGAAAATATTGAGTTTCGGGAAATTCTTGATGATTTCATTCTTAATTGTTAATTCATCAATAGCATCAGCATTATTAACGTAAATCGTACCACTTAAATCAGGAACTGCGCTATTTTCACTAGGTCCAACTAGCAATGGCTCAGAAATAAACTCTAAGAGCATGTTAATGTCAGTAATAACATTATCATTCTTAGAATCATAAGCCTCATCAAGCACATAAATTTCACCATTAGCAACTTCCAAATCGAATGTTGCAATATTATACTCATAATCTTCTAAGCCGTAATGTCCATTATCTTTCTTATAAGTGCGGCCAGGATCATACTTATCATCTTTAATTAACTGAATATATGGAGACCATTTAACATCAGTTAATTTAATCTTGGTATAAGCAGAAGTATTTCTGAGACGGTTTTTATAATACTTTGTAACTAACTTATAGCTATCATAGCCAAAGTAGTCGCCAGTAATATTAAACTGCGCAATAGAAGTAACTTCTTCAGTGTCAGTGCCCTGAAGGTCAGTTAAACCTTTTACGAACAAGCCTGGCTCAGCAATGATTTCACCATTGGCGCTTTCCTTTGTAGGAGTAGTATAAGAAGTTAGAATCTTATTAAGCAATCTTGCTTCAACCAATTCAAGTTTAGTTACTGTTGGAGGCAAATAGAGGGTATTAAGTGCTACGCCAGGAGCAAAAGTAACATCAGTTAAATTGGAACCAGTAGCACGGAAATTCTCTAACTTCTCACTAGCTGAGAGGTCTAGAGAAGTAGAACCATTATTCGCAGTATTAATAGTAATATTACAGAAGTTCATTTCTTTGAGAAGGGGCAATCCATTCGCAGAGAAAGAAGGTGGGTTCATTTTATTGTTATACCATCTAATAGTTTCACCATTTTCAGTTACAAGATTGTTTTCATTATCGGTCATGAGTGCATCGTGACCTAGTTTCAAACGAGTTAGCTTATTTGCGTCACCCTCAATTTTGAATTCAGTCCAATACATTTTACTTAAGTCGCCAAGATCTTTCATCTGGTCAATACCATAAACATACAATAACTGTTCCTTGTAGTTATCACTAGTCTTGAAACCAGCTTCGATGGAATCAATATTAAATCTCAATGGAGTACCAGAGAATTTCTTAGATGGCCAGTTCTCATTATCTCCGCCGAAGGTGACATAAGAGTCATGAACTGGAGTTACAGTCATCCAGTATTCAGCGTCGAATTCATGAGTTTTAATAGTTTCAGCGCTATCAGCCCAATAAGAGCCATCTCTTGGATCGACCCAATGGTCAGAGATGTTACTATTGTTAGCCTGTACACGTCCCCAGAGACGTTGAGCGCCTCCACGAGCAAAATTACCTACATTCAACCAAGAGTCAATATAAGTAATACGATTAGACAAGAACTGACGACGAGACAAGGATCTGTCGCCTTGCAAAGCATACAAGTAGTCCGTACTTTCTTGCACAAACTAACCACTACCATTAATACGTCCAGTAGTACCATAAAGCTCAGAATCAGGAGAAACAGTTTCAGAACTACCTCTCTTATTATAAATTGTTAAGAATTTATAATACTCATCTAAGTTCAAAGCAATCAATGGGCGCTGACCAGTCATAGCGTAGTTCTTAGCGCGAACATTTTTATTTACTCTGCACTGCCAGCCGCACTCATCTGGATCTGCATTATACCACTTTTCGATAACATTCACATCTTTCAGTAAGCCCTTTTTACGAGGATTATCGCCACCAACAGCGCTGGAAATTCCAGTTTCGCCCTTGAGCTGACGATATTTCTGTAAAATGTGAGTGCTCTTAAAGTTAGTATAGAAGTTATTCCAAAGGACACTATCAGAAGTAGAGTAGTTACCAGCCTCACTTGCATCAACAGAGTAAGTGAAGGAAGGAATACCAGTATTATTAATACCAAGCTGAGTATCTAAGTCATAGAAGATTGGATACCAGATATATTCTCCGCCTTCTTTTAATGGACCCCAAGAAGCCATCATGCAGTTCTTTCCGCGAGAGTCATAACATTCAAACACTTCTGTCATAACAAAATAAGTTGATAGATACTCAATATCGAAGTGATCAGTTAATTCAGCTTTAAACTTATCATTACGATATTCTTTAGTGTCATATTTATGAATATTATTACCATATTGCTTAGTAATACCAATATAGTATTTTTCCTTATCGGCCTCAAACTCTTCAGCAGTTAAATCAGTAACACGAGTTACAGATTTATTAACTTGAGCAGTTGGGTCATAAGTATAATACTCTATGCCAGCATCGTATGTATCTTCAGCAGTGCATTGACGAACAAGGCGATCAGCTTCTTTCGCCAACATTGCTTCATCAACAGTGATGAGATAATATTCCTGAGCACTATCAAAAGCGTCAGCACTTAAAGCGTATTTTCCATTAATATTAATGTAATATTTATTAGGAACATAAGCTTCAATATTTACATTTGCGTGATTATAAACAGTCTTTCCAAGAGTATCAACACCCTGCTCATAATAATCAGTGTTTTCGTCAAATGCTGATTCAGGGTCTAAAACGTACTCTCCATCTTTATAGACGTAGAAAGTGTTTTGCTTCCAGGCTTTTTCACCAACGGTAGTCTATTTTACTGGCTGGCCCTGATTAGGAACCTAGTCAGTGCAAGTGCTCCATACCCACTGACACAATTTCTCCCAATTTCTATAATAGTTAGAAATGATCTGTCCTCTATGGACGACATTATCAATATCTAAAGTATTTTCAACACCCTCACCGGGCTTAGGGAATGCGTCAAGAGCATCTTCGTATTTATCTGCGTTCTTATCTGGATCATAAATATAATCCATTACATCGCCACCTTCATGATAGCGATATTCAAAAGAGTCGCAAACAATAGGAGCGCTACCTTTAGCGTTGGTGCGATAACCGGCAGCTTCATCATATGCATTATTGGCACGAGGAGTAGCTAAGAAGCTTAGTTCCTTACGTCCTTCAGGATCTCTGAAAGAGCAATAAGTTCTACTGTTATCGGAGAATTCCCAACATTCGGCAATATTACGAACTCGCTCATTGCCTAAGAAGTTAGCAGTAATGGTCTTATCGACCTTGAATCCATAAGCTTCATCAGAGCCTTTATCCAATAGCATATTGTAACGTCCAATGTACTGATAATTATCTGCGCTCTTCTTGTGGAAGGCTAAAACAGGATAACCGTCAATATTAGTACGTAAAGAAGATGTTGGCGGAAGTTTTCCATTTTCATCTTTAAAGGCTTTCGCAGCGACATAATCATCTAATGGATGCTTACTATAAGCGTTGTGAGCCAAACGGCAGAAGCCACCATTATAAGAACCGGAAGACTCCATATAGTCAATCTTCATAGTAAATTTAGTGGTTCCGACGTCATAGTTATTCATATAGAACCAATCAGTATGACAAGGATTGTCAATTGTTTCAGTGGTATTCTCATCAATAACTTTTTCAGCCTCAAGAACTTCGCCATAAGTTAAATAATCATCTTCGAAAGGACCAGCATTCATCCAGAAATTAACCTGATCATCGCTGTCCTTGAATTTGAGTTTATAGTTACGACGAGGATAGAACTCAGAAGAAGTACCTTGAACAGACATAGTTACATTATCGCCAGTAAAAGATGGGCAGTGATGTAAATAATACTGTCTAACAGCTTCAACTTTGACATCAGCACTATCATCTGCGGAGCACAAGCCATCGGCAATAGCCAATTCTTCAAGCGCACCAGAGCTATACGCATAATCCAATCCGCTGTTCTTAAAAGTTACTCTTCCAGTAACATCATTAGCTTTACTGTAAGGAAGCTCGCTATCGTCAGAATTAGAAGTATCGAAAATGATATAAGGCATAATATATTTATGTGGATAGAGGCTATTATATCTAATAACGCCGCTTTCAGTGTCAGAACCTAATTTCAACTGATACTCTTGGATGGCGGTATTTTCAGAAGCGATTTCGCACAAATCATAAATATCGATGTCCTTAGTATCAACAGCATGATTCATAACAATGTCATATACATTAAGAGCAGTATTGTAAACACGGAACTGATAAAGGTCAATATCACAGTATTCTGAATTAAATTTAATTCCTTCGCTAGCAATCTTAAAAGCATTCTTTACAGTAGAATTAATAGCACCAGTAAGCATACCATTGATATAAATATAAATACGCTTATCAGTATCAGAATAAACCATAGTCAAATAGATCATTTCGTTCTCTACGTAAGAAACGGAAACTGTATCAGTACCATTAGAGAAGAAAGCGTCTTGAGATCCGAAACAGAAACCAATAACGCCATTTTGATCACCAGAATAATAGCCACAAGCAACCTTACTCAAATTAACCTTCTTATAAACATAGTCAAATTCTAATTCATCATAAGACTTGCCAATTGTTGGCAAATAGTGAGCTAGGAAAGAGTCATAGTTATTATATTGCTTCTGATTTTCATCAGTAAAAGCAGCATAATAATCACTATCTTCTTTATAACGAGTAATATTCTGAATCAAAGGAGTATAATCTTGAACATTGCGCACTTTAAATTGTGCTTCATAGGTCCAAGAAGAATTAGTCTGAGAACCGCCGGCCAAAGTAGTATCTCCAATAGGCAAAATAAATTCTGCGCCGTTAGAAATTCTTAAACAAGTATGACCTTCGCTATCAGGCTTCCATCCATTATTATACCAGTTAAAGTTATTAAAAGCAGCAGTGACATTTACGCTTTGATTTGTATTTTCATAGTTCCAATATTTACGATTTGAAACAGATTCTTCATTAGAGCGACCCTTAGCTTCGAATAAAAGACGTAAGAAATCTGGCTTTACAATTACCATTTTTCTATTTGGATCTTCTCTAACTTCGAACTCGATTTCTCTGCGTTCTTCATTATCACCGATGCCGCAAGAAATAGCATAATAGTTTTTCATGCCCAAAACAGCGTCGGTAATTTCGAAATAATTAAATCCAGTGTAATTGGAAGAAGGAACTTCGCGAGTTGGGCTAGCAGTTGGTAAACCATCTTTCCACAATCTAACAGTAGTAGTTTCAGTTGCTGTTGGATCATATACAAGGAAAGGAATACGAATATCATCATAGTTCAGATAAACGTCTTGATACTCGCCTAGCCAAATAATCGGCTTCGTATTTGAAGCTTCGCTAATAGCGATTTCCATTTTAATAGGAGGAACGCTCAAAGCTCTAGTCCAAACACCATTTTTTACAATGGCCTGGAATAATTTAACCTCAATTAAATGAGCTCCGTGACCAGTAATTGCTTTTCCATTCTTATCAACCGTTGGGAAAGTATAAACTTGGGAAGAAGCATCGGTTGGTTTTAACTACTGGCTATGAATTAAAGATCCATCAATATAATAATCAAGAATCTTATCCATGTTACCAGTTACGTTACATTGAACAGTAACTTTATCAGGCTCGAAAATCTTTAAGTTGGAGAAACTTGCGGCCTTAGTTAAAGTCAATTCAGAAGTAGAGAAATCTACAAATTTTGAATTAGCTTCTCCGCCGTTAATACCACTTGCGTATAAAGTCAAACGAGAAGTGGTTGAAGGTCTTAAATAACTACCAAAATCTAAAGTTGAAACTTCATTATGATTAACGTAGAAACCAGGGCCATTGTAATATACAATCCATTGGCTTCCGCGCTTTTCGGCAAGCTGCCAAGTAACAGTCAATTTATCATCCATTGGGCTACCGTCACTTTCAGTAGCTGAAGCAACAGTAAATTCAATAGAAGCATCCTGACCATTAATTAAGTTGATGTTGTCAGGAGTTTTAATCGTGATTTTTGCGATTGTTGCAGTGGGCACTCCGCCACTACCGCCTCCGCCGCCACCAGCAACTGCTAATTTCTAACAATACAAGGTAGTTTCATCTTTGTTATGGACTTTGTAAAAAGTGCCATCATTGTTGAAGACCAAATCATCAATAGCAATTAACTCACTAGGATCAACCAAATGGTCCTAAATAGACAGCAAGAAAAATGTTCCATTAAGGTATTCGGAATCTGGCTTTAAATCTGCTGGAGCTTTACCGTAGTGAATTGCTACTCCGCTAGCGCCCATTACAATTCTATCTGTTGAATTAACGTCATAGTAAATCTTGCCAGTATCAGTAGCAAAATAAACTTGACCTTCGTTTTTACTCTGCTCTTGGATACGAGCGTCAATACCACGCGCGATTCTGAATTTAGTTGGCATATAGCTTAATCTCCTTTCTATCTTTTCTATAAAAAAAATAAAAGGGGAAAGAGAGACATAAGTTCTCTTTCCCCCTCTAAATCTCTCTACCTTTAATGAGAATTAAAGATTAGTTCTTAAATGGGATTGTCCAAAAGATTAGAACGTTCCCCAAACAAGGTTAATTTCCATGGTGCTAGTACTATTGCCCTCAATCTTCAAAGATCCAGACTTAACCTGATTCTTCATAGTGATAGAGTCAATTTCTCTGTTACCAACAACTAAAGTCAAAGTGTCACTGGTGGTTGCAGTATAAACACCGCTACTTTCAGTTACAGTGACTGTGCTGGTAGTAGTACCATCAGCAGGTTTATCGAATTTCTCGGTTGGTACAGTAATAGCCTTTTCAGCAACGGTCTTTACGTGACCATACTTATCAGCTGTTAGAGTGCCAAGAGCTACGCCTGCGAATAATACGTCGTCGCTAGTGCCATCTGCAGCAGTGGCAGTAGTGGTTGAAGTAAATCCAGAAGTAGCATGAGAAATGGTGATAGTCTTTTCTTTGTTATCAGTACCTGCTAAGGTCTGAGTGGTTTTAATAATGTCATTGGTATTATTATCGCCTGCGCCAATAACCTTATAGCTTCCTAAGAATTCTTCTACTTGGCCAGTCTTATTGGTGAAAGAAATCTTATTGTCTTCTCCCAGACCAACTTCAACAACAGTATTAGAATTATAGTTATCAACACGAGTCCAAGTTACAGCATTAGCAGCGATGACACCATTAGTTTCAGTGCCAGTGGCAATGAATAGAGTGCCAGCGTCATACTTTACAGCAGTACCAGTAGCAGTGAGTTTAACTGATGCAGTACCATCAGACATATAAACATCACCAATCTGGACGTTAGACTGTGGTAACTCTTTTACGGTAGCGCCAGTAGTACCAACAGTTCCTCTATAGACAAGAGCATTCAAATCGAGCTTAGTGTCATTGATGATCTTATCGACTTCAGCAGCGGTATAAACATCAAGAGTGGCTACACCATTCTTAAAATCGACAGTTTTCTTCTCGCTAGCGTCTTTACCAACAGTGATTTTTGGAGCAAATTTAGCAGTAATCTGAGCACCAGTCTGCTTCTCCAAAATAAGAGTGAATCCACTATCGTCCTCTTGGAAGGTACCAGTATCTTTCAGATCAGTGCCGTTAATGTTATTGACTAAATCAGTACCATCAAAGGTAATCTCTTTGCCGGACTGAGTGATCTTAAGACCGCCAGAAGATTTCAAAATTACAGATTCTGCGGTAGTAGCAGAAGTAGCGCCAGGAGCCTTATAGGTTAAATCAACATTAACAGCATTCTGTTCGCCGCTAGTGCTAAGGCCATAGTCTCCAGTAGCTACGCTAATAGCCTTACCAGAATTAGAAACGGAAACTTTGTTGCCGCCCTTAAATGTTACGGCCTCGGACTGGATTTGGCCGCTTTTATTACCCTCTTGAGTAATAGTTGTTACGATAGAAGCACCGCCAGTAACGGCATCAACATCGTTAGAAACAGCAGTTACAGCAGTGTCTGGGTTAATTTGAACCCAACGTCCGCCGCTCCAAGTAGCAAGAATGTTACCATTAGTGATATAGTAGAATTGACCAGGAATTGCATTTGAAATACTGGACAAATCAGAAACCGAAATAACACCCTAATTAACAGGAGATAAACTGCCATCGTCATTACCGATATATAGTCGGTGAGTGTCAGTTGTTAAATAGAAAGTACCTTTAGTGGCAGAAGCTAAAGTTTTTAAGCCACTTTCAGTACCCATTCTAAAGCCAACGTTAGGAGTACCAGTAATAGTAGCAGTACCCGCAACGTATCCGCCTTTAATGTCAGCCATATTTTTTCCCTCCTATTATAAAAATATTAGACAGCTGCCTCTTCAGCAAGATAATTCCAAGTTAAGAGCTCACGTAAAATAGTGATAGCATTTGCATTTTCTTTAATATCATCTGCATTGGCTTCAATAGCTGCAGTATTGGCAAGAACATCAGCAATAAGTCCATTATTTTCAGTGCCAATAATCTGAACTAAGTTATCGATGGCATTAGCATTTGCATTAGCCTTAGTCTCTAGATTTTCTACTCTATCTACCAAGCCAGTATCGGCAGTGTTCAATAGTGCTTTCAAATCAGAAACATCTTTAATTAAATCAGCTGCATCAACGCCGCCAGTGGCAAGATTATCACCATTACCCAAAATCCAGTCAGCGATTTCTTTTAAGGTGTCAAATGCACCGTCGGCTCCAGCAACCAGATTAGCCACTGCAGTTGCAGCCTCATCAGCCGCAACGTCACGCATGGTTAGATCAGCATCGCCACCAATAATTGTGGTAACTTGTTTTCCAAGAGAATCCACTTTGCCTGATAAAGTACCAACAGTTGTTTCTAGTTCGGCAGTAGGATTAGCCCACAAACCGTTACCTTGCAAGAACAAGTTTTGCTGTCCCTGCTTAGGTTGTGGAACTAGACCGCCCTCGCCGTCTGCTTCAACAGAAGCGCCTTCCATTGGCTTTTCAGCGAAATCATAAATATTTTGATTTACCCAACGTTCACCATTATGGACAAGGATATCATTTTCGCCAAGGTCAGTAGATAAAGTTACGTCAACAAGGCTCTCAAGAGCAACGCCTTCCTTAACGCCAGAAGCGATAAGAGTGTTACCTAAGTACAAACTACCTTTATCAGAACCGTCATCAATAACAAAGTACAAAGTATCGTTATCAACAGTTCCAGCGGATTTTAAGCTACCCCACAAGGTACTATTTGTACGCACGAATTTTACATAGCTATTAGATGGAAAAGGTTTAAGTGCCATATAAATCATCCTCCTTCTTTTAATATTAAAAAATTATAAATATAAGTTAATGGGCTTCGCCCAGCAAAGACGAAGCCCATCACTTTTAGATGGTTAAGCTATTCAACATAGTTTCTAAAGCTTTTACTTTAGTAAACAAATCTTGAATAGTTAATTCCTCTGCGGGAACATATTCAACATCAATAATTTTTTCTCCAAGAGCCGTAGCTAAACCAGCATCGACTTCTTCTTGTGTCGCCTCATGAGATTCTTCTGCCACTTCTGGAGTATAAATAAAGGTTTGTTCAGAACGAATCGCAGATGCATCTAAAGTAGATAGAATACTGATTGCTTCTTGGACTTTAACTCTTATTTCAGGAGAGCCTGGAATAATATTTTCACTGCCATCCTCCAAAGTTTCTACTTTATCTAAGACTGCTTCTTTATAAAGGAAGTCTGTATCTTGATTGATATTTCCTTCAATTGGAGCGTAAATCTCTGCAGCTATTGCGCTTTGCTCATCAATAACATCTAACAATACGCCATGAGCTTCAGCTACCGCAGCAGACTATTCTTGGATAGCTTCAGCTAAGCTAGCGTCAGATTTCAATAAAGCTTTATTCTGCTCTCTAAGAGTTTCTCTTAGAATAGCAACTTCTTCATCAATAATATCTTGTAAAACCTAATGGCTTTCTTCCATTCGAGCATAGTTATTATCAACCTGCTCTTGGATATCATTGGTAGCGATGTCTAAAGCTATCAAAGCTTCTTCAAGAGTCATATCTTTCTTTAAGTAATGACATTGTGTATCATCGAAATCTGTTAGCAATAAGCCTTTGATTTTAGTTGGAATTAAAACTGTCTCAGTGGATTTATCTATAATATGTCCATTACTATCTAAAGTGTAAGTTTGCATATTAAAGGTTTCTCCAAATTGTGGTTCTTGCTTACCAAGAGCAAGAACACGAGAATCAGCCGCAATCTTCATTTCGTCATTAGTATGCGTAAATGTGATTTTATCCTATTCAACTGCTGGCTTTAACCAAGCATCTCCGTAGAAAGTGAATATATCATAAGCATTTTTCGCAGTCGAGATATGCGCAGTATCTCCAGTGAAACTTTGGAATCTCTAATATCCATTTGGTAATTTAAAATTTGTATAAGTACGAGAAATTAAGTGACCAGCAGGATCATAACCCACATTTGCGAGAATCGGACCTAAAACATTTCTACCGTTTTCATCTGCGGCCATATCCATCACAACAGTATCATTTATCGGGTTTTCCATTTCATTTCTTGCCCGGTGAGCTATCGTAATGCTATTTTCAGTATTGTCAGTTGTAAATTCAATCCACTTATTTTTTGCTTTTAACGTTAAAGTGTCTTGAGTATTTTTTGCAACGACATTATCATTAGCAACCACTTCATCTTGAGATTCAATCTCTCTACCATCGTTTGTAGCTGAAAGAGTTTTAAATCCAAAAGGTAAAGTGACAGTTTCTATATTTTTACCTACAACATGGCCAGTCGCATCAACAATTGGAGTATAAAGATCAATTTCATCAATCGCGGGATCGTTCATATCAGTTTCAAAATCAGTATCATAAACAGCAGTAAAATTATGTTTAATTGTTAGCTTTGGATCTTTATAATTGTCATCAGTGTCAATGTCAATCCACATATCCTCATTATCAGGATCTGCTTGAGTATTCTTAATTACGACATCTTTCCCACCATGATTTACTGCTGAGAATTCTTGTTTAGTTGAATAACTAACTCCACGCATTCTGCCAGTATTATCAACAATCATTAACTGACCAGGCTTTAATTCTCCGATACGATGAATAATATCATTTAACTAGTTCAAAGCTCCTTGTAAAGTTGCGTCGTCACGAGTTAAATTATCATCTTGCAACATCCATTTGTTTAGTCTCAAAATTAAACCATGCAATGTATTGAAAGTAATATCAAAGCCTTTTAATTCACTTAACTCCCATGCGTCTGTTCTAGTGGCTAATTCAATACCGCTATCTGCAGGTGGATTCTGCGCCAACGGCCAAATTGCACCCTTGTCATAGAAACCATTTGGATCATTTAGAATATATACCTAAGGATTGCGATAATATTCCCGTCCAGGAGTGAAATCTGGTGATAAGTCCAAAATAAATTTACCATTTTCATCTTTATAATAGTATTTATTTGGGAAATAGATTTCAGGCACATCACTTAAGCTAGAAACATAATATTTCTAATCTCTTATTAAAGTACCGTTATAAACAAGATAGTCATTGGCATCTGCATCGTATTGATAATAAATTTCATTGGCCTTTCGACCAGCTGCAATTTCTACATCAGTTACTAGTCTCTTATTAACCATATTCACAGTCCAATAATCTCGACCTGGAGTAGGATCTAATCTATTATCAATCATAACACTATTCTCATATGGACCATCAAGCTCTTGATAATAATATCTATTGGGCTCATACCCTAACTCTAAAAGACGAATGGTTAATTTATATAAATCAGCAATGCTAGCATAATTTTTAGCTGTTGCGATTTCATCAGACAAAGCTGAGATTGAACGGAAGCCTTCTTCTTCAATGCCGCCGGGTAATAATGTTTTATAATATTTATAAATATCTTTTGGTAGCGGCTCAACATGGATCTGTACTGCGTCAGCAATATTAACAACATTTTCAGCTGAACTCAGAATTAATTCAACAACTTCTCTAAAATACAAACAATTTTCTTCAATAATAACATCTGTATCTAAAGTTAAGTATTTTACATACTCGTCTTTAAGCAAATTGCCATTTAAATAAGATTCTTGAGTTTTATCTGCTTCCATGTATAATTGATAATAAACACCAGGAGAAGAACTAATGGTTTGTTCATCAGTAAATAACTCATACTTTTTGCTAATTACATAATAATTTTGAGGTACGCCTGATCCCTATGCGAAGCTTGAAGTCGCAAATAACATTGGGGCACGACTTTCAGTCTAAGCTTGCGTGAAAGCTTCTTCTGTCATAGAGCAAGTGCGTAGAGTCAAATAATAAATCATACTGCGATCAGTAATCTTGTCGAAGTCTCCTGATTTTAATTCAGTTGCCTCAATTACATTATAAGCTTCAGAAGTAAAAGTTATCGGATCGAATAAGCGTACGCCAGAAGCCAATCTATTTTCAAAATCTTCTTCATCAATAATTTCTGGAGTAATTGGATAAAAATATCCAGCATAATATTTATTTGGAACATAATAAATAGAATCGGCGTCTAAGATTACTTTTTCCGCTTCAATATCATAATATATTTGGTTTAAATCATAATTTTCATAGGTTTTAATATATTTTACGTAAGGAGCTTTTGTGATTGGATCTCGGAAGGTATCACCAGTTCCTTCATCTTTTTCTCGATATAAGAAATATTTTCCAGGCTCATATTCAGAGCGAGTAAAATGGCGAGAAAGATTTTTATTAGAAGGAACATTTACACCCTGAACATATTCACGCTCTGGTCTGAATGTAGCTTCTTGAATATAGTCAGGAGTAGTTGAATTAGTATCAACCCACCAAGAATTATTTTGATAATCTTTCCAATCTACCAAATCAACTTTTTCATGTGCGACTTCACCTTCGATTTTTTCATAAGTGTAAGTACGCTTTTTGAAATAATATTTTCCAGTAGTAGGATTATAGTAAATATAATCTTCATTAAGGTTATCAACATCGTCTTCTGGATAATCATTAGTAATAATCATACCCATGATATCCTGTACGCTATTAATAACACCAGCTAAAGTATTTACTTCTTCTGGATCATAAGTATATCCTAACCCCTTATCATCTGTTCGGACTAAACGCAAGCCTTCTTTTGCGAGAACTTTCTTAGCATCCTCCCAACGAATAACTAAATTTCTTCTAAGTCCTTTGCCATCATATGTGGTATTTAAATCTTCTCCACCGTAAATCAAGTCCCATACATCAGCAATTGTATCGCCAATACTTGGTAACAATACTGCTAGCTCATTGACATCCTCTTGGACGATATTCTGATTATCGGTAGTGTGAGTAGGATATAAATGTCCACTAAATCCAGTAGGTGTTAATGAAATTTCATCAACTAATGGATTTAAAGTTAAATCACGATTTGTATATTTATAATCCTTACTATGAGTGATGTATTCCTTATCAAAACCTGCTCGGTTAAAATAAATAGCTCCATCAATACTGGATTTGGTTTTTTCCCAAGAACCGCGGATAGAAGCATTCCCCGGCGCGTCAATATTTTCTTTCAAATAATAATTTGTATAATTATTATCTTCATACAATGTATTAATCCATTGAGTTTTTTGATCACTTGGGTATTCAATAGTGTTAGAAGTAGCAACAATTTTCTATTCAGTACCATCGTTAATAATACTACCAGAATAATCCAAAGTAGGAAGCGTTATATTAGGATTAGCACCTTTGATACGGAATCCCCAAGTGGGTTGCATATGTAATTTATAATAAATATTGGTACTATCCTTATCGAAGTGAGGCATGATTGGAGCTAAAGTTGGAGCCTCTGCTGATACGTCTAAAATAGGAACAACACTATTCAATTCAGCAATCATTACATATTTGGGCTAACCGCTCACGTAAGTCTTTTGCCAAACAGTAGAATCATAACCTCTTGCAGTAGTATATTTACTATTATCAACATTAAAGTTTAATAAATAGTTAGAGTCATCAGGAGAGATAAGATCATTATAATTTGCTTCGGTATAAGCACAGCCAATAACCCGCTTACGAGATGCTACAGGGTCTAGCTAGAACTTCTTTTCTTTGTAGTTATATAATAAATTATAAGTTTCTTTCTCTGCATTATTGCCTTCAGCGATTCTAAAGTACTGCAATTTTGACACAGAGCCAACCGTAATATTATCTTCCAGATCATATTTAACTCCGATATTATCATTAACAGAGCATACAACAATTGCCTTCGGACGCAAAAAAGTCTCGACGACATCTTCTGCTTGAGGCGGGTCTGCCGCTAAATTGACTGTATATGGTTTTAATTCAATCAAATAACTGGTTGGGGTTGTAAAATCTCCATTTTCTGGATCATACGTTTGTCTCTCTGGCGGAGGCTGATATAGAATGCCATCAAATTGAATTACGCGCGGCAAGAAGCTCTTATCAATTGGACGTTCATACTCAACTAATACATATCTGCCAGCATAAACTCCATCATTTTTAACACTAGCATCCATCGTATATCTATTTGGATAAATACGGTCAAATGACATAGAGGTTCTTTGTACATTCGTAATGTGTCCATAGAATCCCATTATTTACCCCCCCTTCGGTCATCATATAAAATATCTATAATAATGTAACCATCCTCTGCATCGTCAATCGCTCCAAGAGAACGGCCATCAATTTGTAGCGTAGATACTTCTACGCCATCTTGCATATCTAATTCGTAAATACCAGTAGAGCCAATAATGATTGGATCTTCTGACCCGTTTAGATAAAACATCGTGCCAGGCAAAGTCTGAATGCCTAGCTAATAAAATGGATAATACTCCTTAAAGACATCACCATTGGCAAAGCCTGCGGCTCCGCCGACACTGATAAAAGCGTCGGCGGAAGGCTCATTGCGGTCTTCAGAAGCATTATTTTGGTAAAAACGAAATTGATGTACTGCTTTCGCCATAAACTCCTTGACCTCCTTAATATAATCTATCAACTGCTTTAATTGCATTAATAGTCATGGAACCTTTTGGATCAAGTGGAATAGTTAATTTATTTACTACATATTCACCATTAATATGACTATTATCGTCTCGAATCAACACTCTGGTATTCGGCTCTAAATGATAAATAGGTAAGGTTGAAACAGTAATTGTTTCTGTACAATAAGAGTATTGATATAGATATTCATCCAATACATCTTTTGCCGATTTTCCCTAACTACTTATAGTAAATAAATGTTGCAAATATTTAGGCACTTGAGCATATGCGTAACCAGTAGGTTTATTCCATGCATCGACTCCATTGGAATATTCTTCCCATTCATCAGGATGTAAAAACAATACTCCTGGGGTCTCTCTAAAATAAATGGCTTTTACATCTTTATCATTTACAGCTTTTGGCCTATCTCCAATACGCTTGACACTATAAGACTCGATTTCTCCTTCAGTATCTAAAAAGTCGAACCAGAAAATTAATCCTTCTGGATTTGTCAATAGGTCAGCTTTCCAATATGGAGGATCATCCTCTTTAGAATTAAATTCTTTAATATCACTTTTTAAATAATAAGTTCCTTTAGGATCAAATTCAAGAGCTGGATGAACTAAAGGCTCATAAGTGTAAGAAGTATAGCAATAATACCATGGAATAGTTTCCAATGCCGCTGCTAATTCTCCAAGATTATTACAACTTCTGACTTTCGTTAAACAAATTGTTTCCAAATCTTCGTTTGTAATATTTTTATCACAAGCCACTTGTCGATCTGTACTAGATCCACCATTTGGATCAGACTCATTAATAGTGTATTTTCCGGTAATTTTAACATGATTTCTATATTCAAACCAACAGCCAGAATCTCTTAATTGTGGCTTCGAAATTGCAATAGAAGTACAGCATTGCTAAATTCCACTCTTTACTCTATTATAATACCATGGACGAGATTCATAATCTCCCTTTGTAATACCTGTTGGTGGTGGATAATAAGTACCTGTTTTATAGAAGTTATAAAGATTGGCTCTATGGAAAGGCTCTAATTTATGAACAAGAATTTTCTTATCATGTGCAGTTCTTTTACAATAAAGTTTTGGATCTTTTGTTTTTGTCCTTAGTTCTCTTCCTGTCGCAGTTTTTTCATAATCGCCAATTTTATAATAAGTTTCATCATTATTAATTGTCTCTGTGACAATTGGAACTGGCTAAATTTTTACATCCTTAACATAATAATATTTACCTGCTTTTTTCCCTCGGTTAAATTCTTGTTCAGTAAGCATTAAAGCAATAGTATATGTATCACCAGATTTAGTATAATAATCTATATTATCATAATAAATACTATTTTCTGTACAAGCTTCATAAACAGGAGCATCATAAAATAAAATTCCTTCGTCTCTTAAAGCCTCATATTCTATTTTTGTAATTGGTTCAATTTCATAAGTGCATTCATAATCAGGATCATAAATTTGTCTCCAAAAGCCTAGCATATCAATATAATACTGCTCATATCCAGTCGATCCGCTTGGATAGAAAGTTGGATTCTGTTCTCGAATGGCAGTTGTTAAACTAATTTCTCTATCGGAATTCGCATAATAAGCCTTTTTATTGTTTTCAAATTTTTCTCTGGTAATAATAACATCTTTATCATCAGCAACCTATTTAGCCTTTAATAAAATGGTTTTGGGATTGCTATTATCTACATTACCATACTTATTATGGTCTAAAGCCATTTGATAAATTAATTCTCTCCAATCAGTTTCATAAACAATCTAACTACCAAGTAATAACCCTTGGCCTCCATTTTCTTTTAAATCTTCAGCTGGAACTTGCGGCTTATAGAAATAAGCATATCCTCCATAATATTGACCATTCTCTGAGAAATAATTTAACCATTCTGTATAAGAATGAGCGCAACCTCCATGAGTACCCCAATATGTACCATCACCATGAAAAATTACATCATCAATTGCAAAAGTCTTAGAAGGATGATTTTTCCATAAATCATACTAAGCCTGCGGGACGACTGAAACTTCATTTGTGCCGCTTGGGGTCACTTCATCTCCATTTGTAACAACATGGGCTCTAATAGGACAATATGCACCTAGATTCTTAGTGGGGACTGGTAAGCCACTAAATTCCCAAGCTTTCGCCCAGTCTCGAACTTCCCACCAGTCTTCACTTAAGCCAAAACGAGAAGGCTCTTTCTAGTACCCTTTGCCTAACAATTGAAGCAAACCAGATTGTTTATCTTCTTCTACTTCAGCTTCTGTTTTTGTTGTATATGTAGTCAAACCATCTACTGTAGTATAATAAGTTGGTTTTTTGTCAATTGCATAGCGCATATGAATTGGTAAGTCAATTCCTGTTGCACCTTTTTTAGTTCCCCAAATAGAGAAATCATTCTTCACATTATTTAGCGCTGGAGCGTTAGAAAAAGAAGAAACTAATTTACTGTTATATAAAGAATAAGTGTAGTCAGAAACATGAGCTGCGCTTTCTGCCCACTATTCTTCTCCATTATTAGTTAAATTATTCCAAGAGGTATGAATATAAGTTCGCTTCTTTTGAAATACAAACTGCCCATCTAAATTATAGAAATATTCAAAATTGCCAAGCATAGATACAACCTTGTCTAGCATTGCCGTTAATCCATCTCCAACATTAAGTACTAAATCAGAAACATAAACCAAATCAGTAATGCGATAGCCGCAAGTCATACCATACTCAATGCGAATAAGCTAAAATTCTTTTCGCTCTCCTGTTTTTTCATCTACTGAATAAACAGAAGAACCTCCTTCGGAAGCCTGAGATGTGAAATCATTAAGAGTTTTAAATTTAAAACCCTCCATGCGGCTCAGCTATTCAATAGTTTTCATATTGCCTTTATATTCATACATCTGTTCTTTATTTACAGTCATATTAGAAATATCTTCTTTATCTACACTGTAAATAAAATACATTGGTTCTTCGCCTCTATAAGTTAAGAGTTCTAATCCCCATTCATCCAAATCATTAATAATAATATTGTGATAAGGCTCATTAGCAAAAGTATGAACAGCTTCACGAATAATATAATGTAAAGGCAATTTTCTTTTATAGTAACTATTATATCCGTTTTCTTCTTCTACAATATCAAAAGCATAAGATAATGCAGTTAAATTGCCACCTACGTCACCGTTAAGCAAACACATCTTATCTTTCCCTTGGATTGAGATTGTCGAAGAAGCGTTATTAATACTAATATTGAATGAACTTAATACAAAAGTGCCCTATGGAAACCATACAATTTCTCCATACTCAGTAGGATTAATGAAATTTTTCATTCCAATAGACACTCTAATTTTGGTATTAAGACACCACAAATATTCATTTATATCTAATCTCTAGGAAATTAAATTTAATGAACAGGAACGCCTTAACTTGGAAGCTCCATCTACAGAAATGGAGCCTCCAGTAACGCGACCTTGAATCTCATCAATTGGGTCCTCTTCCAGGGTTAAAGCTAAAATTTTAACGTATAATTCTCGTTGCTTATAATTATCAAGTTGTTCTAAAAAAATATTGTCAAGAAGATAATTATTCATTTAAATTATTCTCCTCTCTATAAGCTTGAACTTTCTCTTCAAGTTCATGCAAATAAACTTCATTAAGTACATGATAATCTGTAGCCATTGGAAGAATTATACTATTTGTAGTCGTTAATTTTTTACGCTCTTCAACATACCGCTCTTTGGCAGTTTCTACTTCTTGGCGGCGATTAGATAAAAGTGGATCTTGAGTTTCAAAATTGTAAGTAGATTCTTGCATTTGATAACCAATATCCATTAAAACCCCAGGACCAATTTCAATATTAGTAATATCTTCTAGTCCTCGATAAGTCTAAGAAAAAACATCATACATGTTAATTGTATCATTATCAATAAGGACATTATATAATTCCATATCATTGAAACTAGTAACTCTGCAAGTCCTAAAGTCATTTTTATCTATATATCTTCCATGGCCTTGCTTCCAGTAGTAGAGATAAGGATCTACATATACATATTTTCGATTTTCCATTAAATACTCAGGAGTTTCTTTAAAACTATTATCAAGATAGTAATCTTCATTATCAATATCTAAATAAGTATCATCGTATTTTTGGCCAGGTTGCAATTTCGCGCCTCGGACATAATATAATTTATATAAATGTAGTACATTCAAATGTTGAAAAATCTCTTCTACTGTGTACCCGATTCCACCATGCAACTCATCTTCTTCTGTTAAATAAAATAATTCTTTCTCTTCATTAACGTACAGAGGATGGATTTCTCTTGGAAATAATTTAATGTATTTTACTGCCAATACACTATGCTTGATGTCAGCCAAATAATTAAAGATATTCTTATAACCCTTTTCCCAGTAAGCATTGCCAATAAATTGATGACCAACTCGTTCAATGATAGAAACATCTTCAATAAGGTCGAAACTACTCTTTACCCATCCTTTATATCCAAAATGGAAGCTTCCTTCATAATGAATAATACGATCTCCAACTTTAGCAGGAATCGCCACATAAGAAAAGGGCTAATCAGTAGTAAAATGATATGAACCCGTTGCTCCAATAAAAATTCTATTGCAGCTAATCGGAGACTCACCGACTAAGAAATAAGAGCCTGGCGCCATTCCTTCAAAAGTTAATTGATAAACTTTTAATTCAGATTCAATACCAAGATTCATACCTTTATTAATTTGGATAAGATCTTGAGGATGATCTGAACTTGCGTTTTTCTCAGCGATCTCTCTTAAATCCACAGTCTTCCAACGCATGGTCTATGGAGTAGTCATTTCAGGAGCTAGAATTCCAAAAGACACCAAAGAATCATATGAACAAGGTGCCATTTCATAAGCATTACAGTTAAATGTATGTAACATTCGACCCAGCTAATCCATTGGAGAAGCAGTAACATTCATAAGTCTTACAACAAAATTTCCTTCAGAAGGAGAACGATATAATTTAATACCACCATTATTTAGCCATGATAATACTTCTGTTTTAAAAAGTCGTTCTGCTCTAATATTATCAGTAATTAAATCTCTCATTGGGTATCTTTTATTATCAAAAGAATTATAAGGAAGTTCAAGCTCATCTTTAGTCATGAACTATTCAATACTATCCATCTAATAAGAAATTAGCCCAGATATAGTTAATTCTTTATATGAGACAGATCCATTTTTAATAATAAAAGGATATTTACTACCGATAGTTTCAGTTTTTTGCTCCACTCGATTTTCTTTAAAAGTGCTAACTTTAGGATTAAATTTTACGACTAGCTGGCGCTATCCGTCATATAAAAATAAATCCTCAAAATCAGCTACGACGCTATTAGATAATTTTCGTTCTGAATATACCTCATTGCTATTATATTGCTACAAAGCATATTGATAAGTAATGCCTTGCTCAACAGTGTAATCTTTAAATAGTACGCGATTTGGATATTCAGACTACAAAGCGAATTTTTTCATTGGCTCCCATTTATTAGGAGTTTTACTTGATGCACGAGATAATAAAAATAATCCAGAAGCCAATTCATCAACATCTTGCACTAAATTGACTTGGATGGTTCCAGTTTCAAAATCATTTTCAACTTCAAGATGAGCCTATAATACCATTGGTCTTAGTCTTCTCTAGTATAACTTATAACGTGGAGAAGAACGTACCATGCCATTAGATGTTGTTACCGAATATTCAATATAATAAGGTCTATCGATATCAAGATCATCATGAAATTCAAAAGTATCGGTTGCTTCATAAGGGCTAACATCACCATGAGCATTATGCAAAATTTCACCAGTATCTTTAATTATATTATAGTTTTCATCATATAAATAAAAACGACTTGAATATAATTTTTCACTGGTATCATAAGTAGTAGTATTATAAACGCCATCTTTTTCATTGTATGAAGCTTGTCGATATATTCCCGTATAAACATAATTATGATTATTTGATTGCGCTGTAGTCAATCCTTCAATTTTAACGGTTGGCTCAGAAGTAAATTTTGCAATTCCAACAGTAGAAAAATAACCAACTTCTTTATCAAGACCGACATAAGCGAGTTGAATTTTATAAAATTCTCCCAAGGCTAATTTTAAATTTGAAACAGAAAATGTAGCCGGAGATGAACATCCACTAATAGTAACAGTTCCTATCGTAGATCCATTAATTTTCTTTACTTTTAAAACCAGTCCGTATACTTCAGTAACACTTACAGCTCTACTCATAGAAAACGGGACCTCAATTGAGGTCCCGCTAAAGGCTGGAATTGTACCCGGTAAGACTGGTGGATACAATTTAGCCATAATTATTCCTCCTCTACAACTGGCGCAACTGCGTTAGCTGCGGCAATCGCAGACTCAGACTCGACAATCTTTTGTAAAGTCTGGATGCACTGCACCATAGCAAAAGAATTTTCTCCATGAGTATCAATAAGCATTAAAGTATTGATTACTCGATTAAGTAGTTCCATATTTTGATTATTCATGCTCCTCTTCCTCCTCAATCATAAAATTAATCGCCGCCAAATCAACGGGAGTTATTTCTAAAGATTCTAAAAGACTTATAGGTAATTTTAATATTTCTACTTCGCTCTCAAAAGAATCTAATACCTATCTTGCTTTTAAACACTCTTCATATTTTCCCTCTTGGATTTGGAATGACCCATCATTATTTTGCAAGGCTTGTCCGTTAGAATCTAAAACCAAATAATCAACAATAAAATTCCGCTCTTGAATTAGGTAAAAATCAAATTCTTTTTTTAAAGACAATAAATTTCTACTTAATAAAAAGCTAAGTTTAAAAGGTAATTTGGTTTCAGATAAATTCTAAATTGCAATGTATGCATCAGAAATTTGTTTAAAATTTAATTTCATTTAAAAAACTCCTTTTTCCCCAATATTTTTATACCCAAGTTAATGTCTAGGTTACACCATTAACAACTCGTGTACTTCCTGCATGATATTTAGTGCAAGTCGCATCACTCTTTCCCTTGGAATAACCATTTGAATAGGCGGCCGCTACCGCGTCGGTATAAAACTTAGTAGCGGCCATATTAAAAGTTTTTTTACTTGTTGCTCCAGCTACAGTGATAGAAAGAGTTATTGTTCCACCACTCTCTGAAAATGATACACTATCAGAAGAAAAAATTGAAGCTGCATCAGGAGTACTTGCCGTGCCAGCAGGGGTAATTGTACAAGATAACTTTCCTTCCGAAGCAGTAATCGTAGCTGGATGGTAATGATTAATAACGGCATCTGCGCATTCTAATAATGCGAATCCAACGCCATTCATGTCTCCCCAATAAATCCCTAATCCATTATTAGAATTCGAACTAGAATTACCAGTAACTATGTCATTTGCAGTAAATACTGAAGTTTGTGCCTCAGTTGCTATTGATACTGTACCAGTTAAATTACCGTTTTTAGTTCTATCAGCAGTTATAGTACTAGTATAGTATTTAATTACGCTGCCCTCTCCGCCTTTACGAGTAATCTCAAGTTCATCTACTAAAAATACTCTTTTATCAAACTATTCACACCAACTCATAATATCAGAAATTGCTGCATTAGCTCTTTTTAAGGCTTTTGCTGCTAAATTATTCACTTCTTTGATGCGCTAATTGAGTGCCATAGTAATAACTTTAACAACCCAATCTTGGGTTGCCACAAGATGCCAGCCATCATTGCTACTACCATCAAAACCCGTAAAAGACTCTTTAAAGAAAATTCCATTATCAGCGAAAATACTTCCCCAAGGATATGACATAGTGCCGAGTGAAGTGACTGTACCACTTCCTGAATAAGTTGGTCGCCAAACAATAAGAGAACTACCCAAAGAAGAAGAGCCCTATGCTGTTTCTAAAATAACTCCTAATTTTAAGGAGCTGTTGTCATCACTATCATCATACAAATGCCATGAGTTTAAAGCACCAGTAGAAAAAGATCCTGGGGTAATAGAAGTCGTGGCCAATGTAATTAATTCAACCTTTTGAGCCGTATCTTCTCCAGTATCAAAATCTTCAAAATCAATATTATTTAAATCTAAAGTACCGGCAGTTACTGTTTGCGTGGTAACACTTCCTATTACAGTCTTTCCTAAGATACGATAATCTGCAATCCATAATTTTCCTTTCATCTCTTTATTTTTTATAGCACCAAGCCTAATGAAAGGAACTCCATCATCTGAATTATCAGAAGGATTTCCTGACCACATAATAACTTCACCTAATCGAGAAGCAATCATATCTTTACTAATCTGCCAACCGCCAACAATACCATTACGCATATCTATCCAACCGTTTTGTAAATCAATAAAAGATCCTTGCTGAGCAGGAGTATCGTTATAACTAACTGGTTCTGCTGCCACTTTTCCTTTATTATTTAATTCCCAAACATTCCATCCCGGAGGGATTGTTTGACCATTAAGACCAGCTGGATATTCACCAAATTTAATTTGAACATTTTTGCCAATGGGCTTTAAAGCATTTAATCTAGCGGTATGAGTGCCGGTAATATTATATTTACCATCATAATTAGTAGATTGAATATATTGACCATCATTATCAAAATAAATCATTCCACGTTCATATGGTAAAGATGTGTTTTTAAACTCACCTTTTGAAGCATCTGGCACCTCTTTATTTTTATAAATACCAGTAAATAATTTAAATGTAATGGTTCTAGGATCTGGGTCATTTTCAGTTGGAATGTGAATCTTTTTACCATTTTTCCAGTAATCATCCATTTGACGTTCTTTGGTATCAATTACAAAACCGCCCATTGGGCCAAACATTTTTAAGCTTGAACTAATGCCATCTGAACCATCCAAATCAATTTCCATACCTTGCTATGGTCTAATAATAGGCACTTCTCCATTGTGTCCAGTACCCAAATATTTAAATGAAGGACTAATACCATCACTATAAGCACCAGATGAAATAGTTCCATTATTACCATCAAACCAAATTCGACCATGACCAGCTTTACCAATAAAAGCAGTGCCATCAATATTAAAACCAAAACTTTGATCGCTTTGATGGAAACCATATAACCCCAAACCATTTTGATTATCTTCAAAAGCTTGAGTAATATCACCCATTAACACGCCAGAAAAAGTATTATTTACATCTTTAATTCCAGCGCCAACCATCGCTGCTAATATTGTACCATTTTTTTCGTCGATTGTCAAGCCGCCATCCCATTTATTTAACATTGCAGAACCATATTTATTCTACATAATTAAAACTGGCATAACACATACAATATCATTATTAGAATCTCTTCCATACACACAGAAGTTTTCTGCAATACTATTACCTAAAATATACATATCTAATGGCTTTAATAAACCAGAAGGAGTTACTGTAGGATAAAAGGATTCAATTGATCTTGCTTCCGCTTCTGGCTTACCATCGGAAGCACGAATGCGAGCAGACCAAGTAATGTTTGGCACATCTTCCAAAAGACTATCTAAAAGACGATAAGGATCTTTATAATACTTAGCATTTGCTCCATTTCGATCATAAATAACTCTATTAGCACCAATAACTTGACGATAATATTTTTTAGCATCAATATCATTTGGTCTTGGCGTGATAGTAGGATTTTCAATTTTTTGAGTGCGCTTTAATAACTTCTTTTTTACCATTGGAATTGGTAAAAAAGTTTTTAATTTATCATCACGAGTATTACCAGTGGGAACCTTATTCCCCTCTTCATCTAATTTATAATCTCCAGCGACTTTACCAAGATCTTGTAAGACTGGATCAGCGTCAATCTCCTCTTGTGTGTAAGTCTCAAATTCATAAACAATTTTATAAGGGACTTCAGCTTCAATAACTAAATAAAAATCTTGACCGCTTTTATTAAAGCCCTCTTCTTCTGTGACACCTTTCCACTCTAAGATCATATTCTATCCGCCAGAAGAATGAGGAGTTAATTTAAAAGGTTGTTCAGGAAATTCTTTATAATTAACAAAATTATAAGATACCGGATGAGCAAAGCCGCCTCCTTCTTTTAATTCTGTAAAATAACCTTCAATTAATTTATTATTATAATCATATAATTCAGGAACAACAATTAAAGCTCCCGGTCCAGAAAGTTCTGAAACGATATTCCCTTCTGTATCTTCACTATATCTGTAAGTTGTAATACTTAAAGCACTTGCAGGTATATCACTCTTAGAAGCGCCATCGTCTCCTTCAATTTCAAACAATCTCAAAATAAAAGTAGAATCTGTACCATTAGTACCAGCGATGCCAAAAACCATATTAGCATGAGCTTTTGCTACAGTATCGCCTTTTACAATTCTACAGTAAATGAAATTATTAGTTTCCATCTAAGTATAATAATCTTTAATTCTGAAATTTTGTCGAGCATACATATGATGTTCTGCAATTAAAGCTTCTTCATCAATTTCAGTTTTATCTCGCTGAGGACGGCGTTCAATCATACAATATTTACCAAGAGGAAGTCCAACATCATTATTTGCGTCTTTAACTTCAATATCCTCTTGGACGTCATATTCTGAATACTCAATACCATTAACGGGCGTAGCAATCATAGTACTATCCAATGGAATATACCATGTAATGACCTCAGTATCATCAACTTCATATTTAAAGTTATCTTCTCCGCTACCTTCATGAAGAATACCAGCTAAAGTCCGATAAACAGCTTCACAATATCTAACTTGATCAGCTTCAGCAGTATTTGTAATTAAACCAGAATCCTCATAAATTAAATACTGGCCTTTTAGTCCACCAGGGTCAACAAGAATCTGCAAATCTGCAATTGTATTATCTGTATATTTTTCTGGATAATAGGCCAAATTTGGGAAGACTAACTCTTGACTTGTAATATGTTTAATTTCACTGCGCATCTCCGTATAAAGAGTTAATGCAGTAATCAAATCGCCATATTCTTCATCACTTATCTCTCCATTATTTTCTTTACGCAAAGTATTGATTTTACTTTTTCCTGCATTTAATGTCATTGTACCATCCATAACATCGTATAAAACGTCTTGACATTCTTCATATGCTGCGCTTGCATTATCATTATTTGCAATTACTTTAAATTCATCTGTTAAAGCAAACTGTGCATTAATATAACGCTCGCTTGGGACAGATACAACTGCCTTAAATCTCAATGACGGAATTGTTGTATTATTAGTCGGAGTAATAAAAGTATATTTAAATTCATTCTTTGGTAAGAAATTCTCATCCAAAGTACTTGCAATTTCAATCCAATTCTTATCTGCAGATTTATAACCAGTATAGCGGCTAGCTTGTTCAGCACGCTCATTGCGCTCTGCTAAAAGTAATTTTAAACGTTCTAAGTCAGCTTCTACCTAATCTTTTTGAGTAGCTGAATTCTAATAATCTGGATCGTCTTCCGCAATATTTTCTAATCTTTCAGTTAAAATCTTCAAATCTTCTTCAAGCTCTTTTATTTCTTTTGCAACGGAAGCAATGTAAGTACTATCATACTAAAACCAACGGATATCGGCCTTAGTCTCTGGCTGAGGATATTTATCGGTATTGGCCGCACCAGTATATTCTGGGTTTCTAGGAATTTCTACATAATCATCAACAACAACGGCACTTACACCTTCTGCAACATGAATCCATTTCGCTTCAATAGTTTTCTCTTCGCCTTGAGCAGATTCACCATCAAAAGATTGCTCATCAGAAGTAAAAATTCTTAAATCATCACCATCAAAATTACTAATGTCGTATCCAACAGAAACATAAGGTGCTTTCATAAAAATATTTGATGGAATTTTTTTACCATCTTCAGTTCCTGGAGCTTTTGTGCCATCAGTTAAACGGAAATTATTTCCTTGGAAAAACGTCAAAGATAAAGATTTAATTTCCTCAATAGCACTAATATCTAAAAGAACTTCTTGATTATAAAAAGTTTCATAAAAATACGGATTACCATACATTTCATCCGTTGTTAGCTAAAATGGAGTAAGTTCTCCAAGAGCGTTTTCAACAATTAAAGCTAATCCATAATCGCCGCTCATAATATCAGCATCAGCAAGCCAAGTTTTAAATTGGGCTTTCAAAGCTAAGCGATCAAAACCTCGTAAATTTAAATTTTGAGCTTCCCAAATAGTAATTGATTTTTCTTTCTCATAATTTGCCGTCAATTCCCATTGAGAAGCACTTAGAGAAGTAATCAAATTACCAGTGATATCAAGAAAACTTTCCATAGGATTAATATAATTATAATAAGCGTCGCCATCTTCAATATATTTACCGATAATAATTTTATTTTCGGCTGAAGTGTCTCCACGAGGAATTGTTACATATACGCAATCATTGCGTTGATAGCTGGTATTTTCAGAATGGGCCTAAAACTTATTCGTTTGTTCAGCACCAATTTCAGCTACAGTATAAATTCCTTTATCTGCCTAATCAGCATTCACAATTACTGCTTTAATAGTAGTATCATAATTAAGGCTTTGTAGTCGAGCACTAATAATCTCATCTACAGCATTAAATAGATTTTCAGTAGCTTGATTTGCCATAAAAGGCCTCCTTTCTCTCTTTACCTATTATCTATAAAAGTTAGCATTTTTTTATTTATCATTATTGCCCAAATAAAAAAATAGGGTAGAGATTTCTCTCTACCCTAAATTTTATACCTTTCTATTAGCATACTGAGCTGCCAAATTAACAAGGTCGCCAAAAGCTTCCTCAATTTGATTCTTATCAGTAACTGCAGGGAAGCTGGCTTCAATATGAACTTCTTGTTGTAAAGTTCCTTGATTTCCATTAACGCCAGAGGACATTAAAGAAATAAAGCCGCCTGCAGATGCTAAAGCATTCAAATCAATTACGCTAGCAATTTGACGTAAGATTCCAACAGAAGCAAGCATATTAGCAGTATCTTCTGCGTTAAGAACGAGTTCCTTCTGATGCAGATAAGCAAGACGTCCTTCAGATCCCCATGCACCAGTATATCCACCAGTGTCATAACCTTCTGGATTCTCTTGGCGCTCCCTTCTTCTTGCTTCAATTTCAGCAAGCACTCCGGGATCAATATCTAGATCTCCGATTTCGCCATAAGCGGTTAAGAAGTCAAGTAATACGCCTAACATAGCATCAGTTTCAGCTTCCATGGTAGCCATAGCCTAAGAATAATTATTTACCATGTTAGTTACTGCGTCTCCAATAGAAGTGATCTGACTGACAATCTCAGTTGCGGCATCAGTGATATCATCAGCAGCATCTTCAGCCTCTTGAGTTGCTGCTTGAATATTACCCAGTAACGCAGATGCCAAATCCTAAGTTTCAACACCCGCTGCTGCGTTCGCGGCCGCAATTTGTTGTCTCATTGTAGAGTAAGCAGTAACAAGACGTCCAATCAAGCTTTCTCCAGATGGATGCGCAGGATCAGAACCAAAAACAGCTTCATTAAAGTTCTAGTAGAACTCTTCTTGAGATTCAAATCCGCTGACTTGAGAAAGAACTGTCTAATTCCATTTAGTAACATAATTCTGTTCCGCAGATAGCTTATATCCAGTATATTTACTAAAGTTAGTCCAATCTTTCTCATAGAGTTCTTTATTGTTACCAAGAACTTTATTCATTTCACTATTATAATACTCCATTTGAGCAGTATAATGTTCAGTAATGCGCTGGACTTCGGCTTGGTACTTTTCTTCAGTGTCGTAAATTGTAGTATCAATCGCCGCAATTTCACTTAACATCTGAGAAGAAAGATTAGCCATATTTTCGCTTAAGCCAGTGATATATTCATCATTTGCTTTTTGCATTTCATATAGTCTATCAGCATAATCAGACTCAGCTTTAGCAACAGCATCTTCATCCGCAGTATATACGTAGTTATAGTTACCTTCAGAATCACGTCTCATAGTTACTTGGCTCTTAGCATTTTGGACTTCATCCAATGCAATTTCTGCCATTTTAAGATCTAATTTCTTCTGGAGATAATCTAGATCGTAAGCACTTAGCTCCTAATCACTTTCAAGTAAATTATTAAGCTCTTTCTGATATTTCAGGAGTTCTTTTTGTGCGCGTACATTAGAGGTACTATCAATCTTATCAGTGAGATCACGAGTCATTTTAGTGAGTTGATAAATCTTTTCATAATCATCAACATAATTTTGATCTCGTTCATTTACCTTTGCAAAAGCATCTTCAAGTTCAGACAATCCTCCGGCTAAGCCACCAGACATCATTTCCCCAATATCTCGGACTGCTGCTTCCATATTGCTTTGGAAAGCGTCGGCAGCTGCCTGGAGAGCCTCTTCCCAGGAGGAGAGGAAAGCTTCTTGAGCTTCATTCATATTATCTTGTGCGGCTTGGTAAGTATCTTTAGCAGCCTTTAATGCAGCAGCATCAATACCGCCTTCGGCGTAAGAAGCCTGCGCAGCTTCATAGGCAGCCTTGGCCTCATCATATTCAGCTTTTACTGTGTCATATTTAGTTTTATTGGTTTCAAGCTTTGCAATAGATTGAGCAGCAATAGCATCGTTAATACTCTTTAGCATAGTAGAATTAAATCCACTCATGGTTCTGCCAGTTAAGTCAATAATATTTCTATAAGTTGAAGTAATAGCTTGCGCATGTTCAACAGTAGAAATATAACGATCCATATCAGCATTGAATTCCTCAAATGCATTAGCCATATGTTCGATAGAATTGACCATTTGCTCAGACATTTGCTCTGAAGCATCCATTAATCCTTCCATAATAGTTTGAATTAATTCGATATCTCCAGATTGCATTCCTGCATTAACGAGATCCTCTGAACTGATATTTCCGTTCATTAAGTCTTCTGCTGACCAAACAGTTCCTTCTGGACTATAAGCTTTAAGCAGATCATCTAAAGCAGATTTATGAGCATCAAACTGAGTCTATGCGATATCCATTTGTTGGCTCATTAATCCAATAGCCTCAGCTGCACTATAAGCATCGTCTTCAATGCGACTTAATTTATGTTCAAGATAGCCGAGTTGAGCTTCAGTTACTTCAAGAGCGGTATCAAGTTTGGTTTGAATCTGTCCGATAATATTATCATGCCATTCATTTAAGAAATCATCATATTCCATGCCAAGATCTTCAAGAAGCTCCATTGTTTCTTCATATTGTTCAAGAGCTTCTTTTGGATCATCAATTAAAGTTTGTTTCAAATAATCTTCATAACCAGAATAGTATTCGCCATCTTTGTTAGTCATATCAGAATATTTTTCATCTAACTCTTCTTGAGCTTCTGCTGACATGTTATTATATGAATCAATTGCTGCATTATATTTATCAATTTGAGAACTTAAAAATTCATCATAATTATTGACATTTCCGTTACCATCAAAAGTCCAACCTGCTGATAAGGCAGCAGATAAGTCTTTCTTTCTCCATTCTTCTGCTTGGCGCATTTTTTCTTCAACAGCAGCGATTTGCTCTTTAAGAATCTTAGACTCCTATTGCATTGCACTAATGCGATTTTTGCCCCAAGCACGGTCTTCTTCTTTATTTAAGCGTTCATAGGCATCAGCTAAATCGTCGATAACATTATCAATTTCGTGGTAGCGTTCAATATTATCTTTTTTATTGATTTTATTAGCTCGACGAGGATCTCGACGGCCACCGCCGCCTCCTCCACCGCCGCCTCCACCTCCACCGCCGGTACCAGTTTTTTCGGCGCGCTTGGTGAAATTAGGAGAACTTCCCCCACTATTTTTACCTTTCGGGACTTGCACAGAATAAGTTGTGGCAGTACCATTTTCAACGTCTTCATTGACTTGGTCAATTGTAATGGTTTTTGGTTGTCCATCTGCTCCAAGGACAGTTACTGGAACCGGAGAGGTGCTAATATGCTTTTTCAAACCTTCAGCATCCATTTCGACAGTTTCAAACTCTAATGGCTCCACGTCATAACCCAACATATTCATTGCATCATTTGCAATAGCTACGGCTTCCTCAAAAGATTTTCCTGAAGCCATGGCATCGCTAACGACTCCGCTCCAGAATCCATTTAAGGTTGCATAGGCTTCATCTGTCCCGGTAATAACATCTCCAGCATTAAAATTAAGTTTACTAATATCATCAGCCAGTCCTGCCAATTCTGCTCTAGCTTCACCGAAGTTCTTTTTTAATACATCTTCCGCAGCTCTAGACTGTAATTCATCCAAAGCTTTTTGCCCTTTTTCTCCAGCATTTTCAGCAGCAGTAGCTATTAATTCAAGGTTTTCTTCATTCTATAAGAAACTATCACTCAAAGCATTGGCTTGCTTCTCAGTCAATCCAAGGACATCTTTATATCCTTTCCGTAAACCTTTAGCTGCTTCTATCTAGTCTTCCATAGAACCAGTACCATCTTTTAAAGTTTTTGCCCACTTTTTACCGTTAGTGGTTAAATCTTTAAAGCCACGCTCCATAGCCTTCAGCTAATTGGCATATTCGCGCTAAAGCTCAATAGCCTCTTCTTTAGTGATATTCATTTCTTCCATCATTTGCTAGACAGACTACATACCGCCATCAGAATAATCGGAATCTCCACCCTCAGCAACCATTTTTTCAATGTAAGCATCCTAATCTTGAATACTGGCAAAACCAGCGTCTTTAGCTAATGCCAAACGATTATCTGCCGCTACTTGCTTTCCAGTAGTGCCATCAGCAGCGTCATCAATTACTTCATTACCAGTTTCATATCCTGACGCGCGTGCATAGGCATCAGCACCAGGCACTGTGGCCATTACAGTCTCTTGAGTATCGCCTTCTCCACGTACCCAATTACCATTAGCGTCTTTACTATAACCCATTTCCGTCATAGTAGCATCATCATAGGAAAGACTATAACTACCATCAGCATTACGCTTATACCCTTGTAGTGCCATATATTCATCAGTTTGAGCCTAATTAGCCATTTGCATAAGAGCTTGTGCAGCTGCCTCTGCAGCTCCTGTTAAAGTATCTAAAGAAACAGCTGATAAATCTGCACCTTCCGCTAATCCAAGAGCGCTTCTAAGCTATTCTTGTTCAGCAACAGTTAAAGATTCAATACCAGAATCACGAGCCTTCTCTAAAACACTTAATTTCTCTTGCTCTTTCGTTATTGCCTGCATATTTTCAGCAGTAATCTAACTTGCCATTTGCTAATTCTTAGAAGTGGTTTCAGCCATAGCACCTGCCCAAATATCATTAACAACGGTCTAAGCATCAGTTTCTTTACCTTCTGCAATTCCAAAACCGCCTTCTTGAGTATAAGACAATAAAGAAGAATCGATTCCTAAAATGGTCGCCAATAAAGCTCCCATAAACTCAGGATCATTTGTGAATGTAGCCGCATCAGCGTCGGTTCTATGATAAACTCCTCTGTCGTCACGAGTTAATAAACCTTTTTGTACTAATACATCTCCTTCAGCCTAAGACATTGTAGCCAATTTTTCTGGAGTAAGATATTCATCAATAATTCTTCCTGGTTCTGCTAATAACTTAGGTAAGAGATCAGCATTTATATTAGACATAAATTCCTACGTGGTAGTTGTCTATAAGCCGTAAGCTCCATTGGTTGCTGAACCAGTCCAGTCTAAATAAGCCTAAGCTCCACTTGCTTTATAACTATTTAGATCAAAAGGATTATAATTGAAATGTGACATTGCAGACCGCTTATCTTCACCAGTTGCTGTCATCCAAGACATAATCTATTCAGTAGTAGCTCCGGTATTGGCAGGATCATTAATTAAAGCTAAATAGGTATTCTTTAATCCCTCAGCATCATTTTGCATCTAAGACAGTAAAGAAGCACTTTCTTCATCCATTAATGCTAAACGGGCAGATGAAATTGCTTTAAATGTAGATACCCAAATATCATAAGTCTACTGAGCGGCATTTTGTTCAGAAGCAACTACACCAGCAACGCCCTCTATCATGATATCCTTAATTTGTCCCCAAGTTTTTGCAGCAGAAGCGCTTAGTAAAATACCTTCATTATCAATAACTTCTTGCATACGAGCAGTAATTTCAGCGCCAGTAGCATTATCTCCTAGCTCTTGAATTACACGATCATAAACATCTGCTAATATACCACGCTAATAGTCACTCATACCTTCAATGGCATTAACATCTTCGTTAGCGATAGTTTCCCAATAGGTATGCATATAGTCATCCATCACAGCATCTTGGTCAAATCTTGGCATGTTAGCCATACCTTCTTGCCATTCAACTATAATTTCATCAGTAATATTATTCGGATCATAACCTTTAGCAGTTAACCAAGCCTAGCTAGGATTATTTAGATCATATACACCATTTGTTTGAGACAAATATTGTCCATAATTATTATACCATGACAGGGCATCTGTGCCACCTTCAGCATTTGAAAGTGTACGTCCCATAACACTATTATCATAATGCCATAGACCATCTTCTCCTCGAACCATAGCACTCGAAGGACTAGTATCAAATTCAGCAAAGTCTGTTAGCATTGAAGCTTTTACAAGATCTCCAATACCGCCAGCTTTTATTTCAGAGAAAGCTCCTTCTGCGGCAGCTAAAGTAGCAGCTGCATAAGAAGTCCAATCGCCAGGGTCTGCCCCAGCTAGACCATCTCTAATACCGACTTCAACACCATCTACAACATCATGTCCAATAGGAATCATTAAACGAGAAGGGGATTGAGTCTAGTAAGATTCTCTTGCGGCAGCTTCAGTTGCTGCTGCAGCCGGATTCCAATCTCCAGTATCAAAATTAGCCAATCCTTCGTTAATGCCAGCAGTCACGCCAGCGACAATATCAGTACCGATTTGTTCCCAATCATAAGCCTAAAAAGCAGTTTGCGCTTGAGTATAAGTCGCATCCGCTGCTCCATCAAAAACCTCCTAATCAGTAACAGTTTCTATAACTCTTTCTGAAGATGGGGCTTCTGGTAAAGGAGTTGAGGAAGAAGCTAACTCATATACACCATCTGCATTTTTTGTAACTGACTCATTTGCTTCAAGAGCTCCATAAAAAAGAATTTCATATTCTGCTGCCAATTCAGCATCATGCTATTTTAATTGCTCAATAAAAGCCTGAATAGCTTGAATCTAAGCTATATCTGCGTCAGTCTAAAAGTTCATTTGACCAATGGCGTCAATGGCCAAACCCATTTCTGCTCGTCTCTGTGCAGTCGCACTATCTAACCATTCTTTAGTCTTATCATGTGTAACTGTTTCAGTACTTTTCCACCACAATGCTCCAGTCTCATGAGAAGTATCATAAGTTCCTGTTGCCTGTTGCATCATTTCTTCAACATTACCAGAGTCAAAATCTCTAATAAATTGAGCTGAAGCAGTACCTGCATACTTTTCTCGTAAAGCCTATTCTCTATTTTTCTTTAGATTCTCTTCATAATTAACTGTAACAGTAATTTCAGTATCTTTAGTTAAATCAGCATTTTTTCCTTCCAAATAATTAACAACTGCAGTCATATCAACGCCAGTTTCACTAGTAAATCCTCGCAGTTCTTCGGCAGTAATTGTGCTTTCAGTTCCATCGGAAAGAGTTACTGTAATAGGATAATCATTTGGCAGTGCAGCTAAATCTGTTGCTAAATTATCAACTTCACCCTAAATAGTGCCTAAATTAGTTGAGAATGTTAATTGTCCAGCATTTAGCTAAATGCCATTTACAGCAGTAGAATCTGTATATCCACTTTCACCCTCAACATCCATGGTTACTTCGCCAGAGTCATTAGAGCTTAATCCATATCTAGCTAAAGTTTCTTCAATCTAGCCAAAATCGCCTTCATATTTAATAGTTTTTCCATCAAGACTAATCTTATCTACTTCTAACTATAAGGCGCTTTGCTAACCTTCTGCCCCCCCAGCCAGTATTAATGAAATAGTTTTAGATCCAGGAGTTCCGCCAACAATAGCAGTATACTATTCAGTATAATTACCATTAGTACCATTAAATGTAATAGTTTTTGTAGCCCCATCGGCAGTGCAAGAGGTATAAGTATCTGTATAAGTTTGGCCTTCAGTTCCAATAAAAGTAATTGTTTTAGTTTCATTATCAGCGGTGCAAGACTCATATGTAGTGGTATAGGTCTATCCTTCTGTACCAATAAAAGTGATGGTTCTTGTTGCTCCATCGGCAGTGCAAGCCAGAAATTCAGCAGTATACTATTCGCCATCAGTTCCCAAGAACGTAATAGTTCTTGTTGCCCCATCAGCCGTACAGCTTTCATAAACTGCCTAATAAGATTCACCCTCTGCTCCAATAATTGTAATAGTTTTTGTCCCTGGATCTTGAAGAATCTTAATTTTTCCTGCAGCTTCTTCATCATTAACTTCTGGTGTTAAAGTAAAAGATCTATCTTCTGTTAAAGAATCAATTTCATCATATACACTCTAAGCAATATCAACAGCTTCAATAGATAGTAAACTATTATATTCTTTAGCTTTTTCATTATCTACCGCCATTCCAGCAAAAGCAGCTTCCATTGCAGCAGCTGTCTTTTTGCGGATAGCATCGGCAGAATCATCATCGTTTAAATTTTGTAAAATAGCCTGGATTCTTTCAGCACTAACTCCAGCTTCATATAATGATGTTTTTAGATCAGCAATATTCTCAAAACTTAGAGTATCAGCAGATTCTAAATTATCTCTTATAGTGCTCATTGCATCAGAAGCACCAGATTTTTTAGTATTCCAAATTTCATCTTGGGCTTCTTTTGCGGCTATTGCTTTTTCTCGAGCCTTAGAATAGTAATCATCCTCAGCCTATCGCTTTTCCATCATTAAAGCTTTAAATGCCGCAGAATCTTCTGGATATCCAGCAATTCTAGCATCTAGCCATCTTGAATAAGCTTGATAAGAAGCTTCATACCACTCTTCATCGGACATGCTTAAATATTCTGTATAAAGATTTGGATCAATTTCTTTTAAAATTGTTAAATCTTCCGCAGTCATGCTTGCTCTGTTGGAAATCGCTTTTTCGAAGACTCCTTCATATTTAGCAGCCTCTCGCTCTAATTCAATAACTCGTTCAAGAACGGCTTCGGCTTCCTCAATACCTTCACCGCTGGCTAAAGCCTCCTAATAAGCTTTCACTGCCTCTGCACAATATTCATATCCACTAGCTAAAGCAATTAATGATTTAGAGTAAGTCTCTTGACTAATAGTATTATTAGACAACATAGCCTACAATTCTTCAACAGTTGTAGCTGTAGAAGCAATCATTTCTTCCAATTCTTGAGTAGCCACTGCCATCTATGCTGGGTCAGTTGCTTTCTAAACGAAATCAAATAAAGTTTCTAGTCTAGAAATATCTCCATTTTCGGCTTCTGCAATAATTTCATCAATTATTTCTCCAGTATATCCAGCATTGGCAAGCATGGTTCGAAGAGCCTCATTCTTCTCATCGGTATATAAATCTTCAAACGCTTGAGCCGCGCCCTCTCTATCAGCATCATCCCAGTTAAATTTGGTAACAGCTTCAATGCCAGCAACATTTTTATAAGAATCTAATAATTCCTTCTAATCTAAAGCCATTTGTTTAGTGGCTTCTCGCATTGCTTCTGCATCACCAATGAATTTACGACTTCCATCAGCCTATAAAGTAAAGAAATCTGCATATGCTTTATTAATTTTTACTAAAGTATTATAATCTTCTTCGCTAACAATATCACCAAGTTTTAAATCTTTTGTAATTCTTGCCATTGCAGATAAATTATCTTTTAGTTTAGTAAAATCTGGAATTGCTCCAGAAGCTTGACGCATTGTAGTAATAAATTCATCCCATTCGCCAGAAGCTGTATCAATGGAATAACCCATACCTTCAAAAGCAGCTTCAAACTGTTCAAATGCATCATAATCAGACCAATCGATCTAAGAAATTTGATCTAATAAAGCTGTTCTATCCTCTTCAGAAACATTTGCTTCTTCAAAGGCTTTCTCAATACCTAAATTAAGTTTTTTACCAATTTCTGCAATAGGACCTTTTTCTAATTCATTTATTGTATTGTCGAAATTTTTAAAAGCATTTAATGACATGCTTTCAGACCAATCAAGATCTCCACCATCAGCATACTCACGATAGAATCCACCACTACCTTTATGCTCTTCTGCCAACGCATTCCATTCATCGACATATGCTTTACGCATTTCTGCTCGCTTAGCCTTAGCGTCAGCTAAATCAACAAAACCTAAAGCTGTTAGCTGATCTTGAGTAAGAGCTTCCAAATCGGCGTCTGAGAAACCATTAATTTGGTCTCCTGTCATGTCATTCAAATTACCACGAGAACTCATTGCAGCAATTGCTTGCTAAGAATCCTTAGATATTCCTTCAATCTTTCCTTCTCGCAGATCAGTATAAACCTAACTTAATGTTTCTACCTAAGCATTTACAGCAGCATCGCCTTGACTAGATTTATACCAAGTTCTTAGCATAGACTCAGTAACTTTAAAGTCTTCAGTTACATGTCCATCATCTCCAATATAACTATAAGTAAAAGAACCATCATCATTATATTGAATATCTACGCCCTATTTTCCAGCAGTTAAAGTAGCTGCATATTCTTGAGCCCATTGTTTTCTAGTCTCTGCATCAGTAGTAGAATCAAATTTATCTCCAGCCGCTGTTGCCGCTTCAGAATAAATTTTTGAAGCTCTGGCGCTAACGTCAGCTTGAGCATCTTCATTAACTATACTATTATAAATTTCATTAGCATTTAAAACGTTCTGAGCCGCCAATTTCATGGCATCGTTTAATTGCTTATTGGCTTCAATAGTAGATTTAACTATATTTAGAATAGATTTTTTATAACTTTCGCTTTCACCTGTAAACTATTTATCAATTAAATCTTTTAATGCAGAGTCCGTCATGGTGCCATTACTGTCTTCAAACTTCTTAACGATAGCATTAACTTTATCTTTTTCAGCTTTATTAGTTTGCTCTTTTACTTTATCATAAGTAAATAACCCGCCAAGAAGTCCTCCAACACCTCCGATTAAAGCGCCTGCGATTCCTCCAATAATATTACCAAGACCTGGAATAATAGTTCCTAAAGCGGCTCCGCCCCAAGCTCCACCTGCGGCTCCAGCAGCAGCAACACCTGCCGCCGTTGCCCAACGGCCTTTATCATTACTCTTTGTAGCAGCATCTAAATCTGCTCTTGCTCTTGCACTAGCAGCTTCAGCTTGTGCCAAATTAGCAGCTGATTGAGCTGTTAAAGTTTCTTGTAACTTATCAGACTATGCTTGATCTATTCTCTTTTGTCCATCTTTAGTGAAAGTTATTTCACCATTTGTGCCAATGGTATAATCCTAACCTTCCATTAATCCAAGACTATTAATTAACTGTAAAGCAGCTTCATTCGTTTGAATTAAAGCTTCTTTCCATTCATCAGTACCAGCTATTAAAGAATCTAAGGTCTAACTTCCATCTTTATAGGAATCAAAAGTTGATAATAAATTATCATAACTCTCTTGAAGAATTTTATAATTTTCCTATAATGCTTCGGCGTCTGCTTGAGCCTATTCTGCTGCGATTTCTTCTTTTCGATAAGCTTTATCAATAGCATCTAAACCAGCAGTTAAAGCAAAACCAGCTAAATAAGCAACACCACCTAAAACGCCGCCAGTAGCAAACGCTGACACAGCACTGCTCGCAACAGACATAGTACTAGTAATTTTCTAAGCAGTACTTGCGCTTTCATCGCCTAAAGTGGCCATTAATGTAGATGCTTGAGATAATCCGGCGCTAAATGACATAACAGCCTAAGAAGCTTTTTGCATTCCACTAGCAATTTTTGCGGCCTTTTCTTCGCGCATCTGTTCCATGGCTCGTCTTTGAGCCTCTTGCTCCTGAACTGTTGTCGCTTGAGTTGGAATTTGATTTGTACGCACAGCTTCTTCCCAATCAATCATGCCCTAAGCTTCGCCATGTGTTCTTCCTGCTCCGACGTAATCCTCTAATGCATTACCCGCCTCAAGATCTGCTCCTTTAGCTCCGTCAATAACATCTTGGATTTCTTTTTCAGCGGCGTTAGCAGCATTTACAATTTTCTATAAAGCTTTTTCAATATCTTCAATTTTAGTAACAGTACCTTCGCCAAAAGTCTTATTAATACTAGCCATTAATTGAGTACGACCACTAACGTCATCGGGCGACATCTGTTTTAAAGCACTCGAATATTTATTTGCCATTGTGGTCTAATAAGCAGCATTAGACTATTTTTGTCTCAAATCTAAAAGACCTTGTACGCCATTGGATGCGCTATATCCCTCTGCTCTAGATAATATCCAATTAGCAGCTGCATCATTACTACGCACAAAAGTAGTACCATTTTTTCTGGTTCCTTTTTGAGCAGACCCTGCACGAATTACATTTTTAATATCAGCTGTAGAAGATTGTTTTTCAGCTTTAGCTAAAGCTTCTTTTTCTTGTCTTAAAGCTAATACTGCTGCCTGCTCTTCAGCCATGGCAGTAATGTCAGCCTAAGCTCTTGCTTTTTGAGCTGCTGTTAAACTACCTTCTGTAGATATCAATTGCTGTTTTGCCGCAAGCAATTTACTAGCAGCTTCGACAGAATAATATTCAGCAGAATCTTTTTTCCCGCTAGCCTCCAATTGAGACATAGTTTTTGCGTAACCTGCTTGAGTATTCTTTATTTCCTTCTCAGCATTTACTTGAGCATAACTTTTAGTTTTTCCAGTTAATACTCCTTTTATTCCCGCGCCAACTTTGCCCAAGGCATTTTTTCCTTCAAACTAACCTGCCCAAGTATTTAATTTTAATAAACTATCACTAATACCGGACGTAATCTGCTAAGAAAATACTTTCGTAGCAATCATTCCGATTGTGCTTAAAATACCTGGTAACCCACCGAAACCATTAGCTAAAGCTGTTACCGCTTTAGTCACGGCAGTAATACCATTAGTCATTTTAATAAAGCCTTTATCGTTCAAAAGAGTGGAAAATAATTCCTCTACCGCGGCTTTGCTTCTATTGGCTGCAGCCTCCCAAGACTCAGCATAAATATCTTGCTGTCTTTGCAAAGACCCATCAGCACCCTTGGCAGTATTCAAATTCTATTTCATACTGTCCCAATTATCCATCAGAGAAATAAGGGTTGTATACTGTCTTACTCCACCAACCGTTTGAGCCAAAGCAGTTTTCTGCGCCATAGAAAGATTCTACCACTTTCCAGCTAAAGACTCTAAAATAGTATCCATATCTCGCATATTGCCAGTAGCATCTAAAATATTAACTCCAACTGTTTTTAGAGCACTAGAATATTTATTAAGATCAACACCATCTTCCAAGGTTTCTCCAAGAGATAAACCTTGTAATCTTGAGAAAATAGTTCTTAGTCCAGTACCAACTGTATCAGCACTTTGACGAGTTTTAGAAACAATCGTTGCCAGTGCACTAGTCGCATAATCGTAAGACAATCCAATTGTTTTACCAATTGACGCAAATTTTTCCAGACCAGCCGCAATTTCTTTTGTGCTAGAAGCAGTTGTTGCACCAAGAGCAGTCATAACATCAGCATAATGTTCCAATGACTTACTACCGTCATCGAAGTTATTCCAAATTGCTGTCATATAAGAAGAAACATCTTCCATATTTTCTTTAGTAACATTCGCCATTTTTATAACAGCATCAGTACGCTTTTTTACTTCAGCATCGCTTAAACCCTGTTGATAGAAAATCAAAGACGCTTTTGCATAAGAATTTGTCGTTGTACTTAACTTTTGCGCACTTGCATTAGCCGCTTGAGCGAACTTCGCCATTTCAGCCGCGCTTTGACCAGTAACAATGCGAATATCATTCAAAGAACTATTTAAGTTTTTTGTATATGAAATAGCATCTGAAATAGCTTTAGTTACTCCCTAATACATCGTTGCAGAAATTTGGTACTAAGCAGTATTCTTCAATGTTCTAGCAAAAGATTGAACTAATCTATTTGCAGTTTTTAAAGGAACTTCTGTGTGAGCAACAGCAGTTGCCAAAGACATAAAAGCCTATTGTCCGGCTGTACCTGCTCTTAAAAACTAAGCACTAATTTCATTAACAGAAGTGCCGGCCTCGCGAAGATTTTTATTTAATACAGATAAATCTAATTTATTTGTATTTTGATTAAAAGCCCGATTTAAGCTTGACTCTAAAACTTTGGCGTTTTGTACCGCTTCATTTAACCCAAAATCTTCAAAGCCTCTGGAAGCCTAAGCCTTGCGCAAATTAGTTAAAGATGCTTCTAAAGACGAAATAGCTTTTTTAGCTGCGGTAATATCAGCGTCAATGCCCAATCGCACTTTTACTACATTCTCGGCCATAATTCTATCTCCTTTCTCTCCTCACGGTAAAAAATAATGAGGGTAAATAAATTACCCCCATCCCCTATTTTTTATTAAAATTATATTATTTTTTTTAATTACATTAGCCCAAGTTCTTCATTACATCCTGCAACAAGGTAACATCTCCAATATTGGCTAAATCTTCTTGTAGTTTATTAATATCAAAACTTGTTTCGTCATAATTGTTGCTTAAGCGCTCCAATACTCCCATAATTGAGCTATTATAAGTGTAAATTGCCGTTACGCATTCAGCAGTATTCTTAACTAAATATTCATATTCATGAGAAGGAATTGCGCTAAAAATTTTATCAAAAATTTGATTTTCTTCAAGTAAATCATATAGCTTAGCCGGATCTTCACGCTGTTTCTCTGTAAAAGCGAGATTAGTATATCTAAAAACAATCTCTAATTTTGTAAATATTTCAATTTTTACCGGATTCGCAAAATTATTCGCATCAGCAGCCCAATTAATTACAGAACTAATTAAATCTAATTTATCATTAATTGGCAAATATTGCTTAACTTCAATTTCCTGATCATTTATAATAACAGTCTTAACAGAATTATTCATCTTAAGACCAAGTTTAGCAAAAGTAGGTTTCATATAATTATCTCCTTTCATCTCCACTCTGATATTTATATTATATCAGAAAAATTTTCTTTTGTCAAGTTTGCTAGCGAAGTATATCTAATACTTCTTCGACTTTTTTCTTAACCTCTTCTTTTCCGCCCTCTATTTCTTTTGGAATAAAGTAACGATTCAATAATGTTTTTAATCTTGTCTAAGTACGTTTAGAAACAGATCCATCGGATAACTGCTAATCATATAATTTTAATACCGTCGTCAAATTATAAATAATTTCTAAAATTGCATTAACAGCAATAATTTGTTCATTTCTATTCTTTGCCTGAACCCATCGTCCATCAATTTTTAAGTCACCTTGTTTCGTAGCACGAATATTATCCATACGAGTATTTCCTTCAAATAATGGTTTTAAAGAATTTTTAATTTCAAAACCATCACTATTATAATATTTATCCAAAAACCATTCCCATAACCATCCTTGATTGAATAAAATCATGTCTCCTTCATAATTATAATATGTAGTCATTGTTCTAGATTCTCCACCACTCCACATGGCGTATACATTTTGGTCAATATTATTTTTTTGATACATAGCATGTCTTTTACTCATAAACCAATCTGCGCTATGATCCCATATCTTAGAAGTTTCCGATAGCTATTGAATTCTTTGCCATTGCTTTAAAGCGCTAGAATTCATCTATCTTTTCTTTTGAGCTTCAACTAATTTTTTTTCTAAGGCATAAGTTAAACCAACCGCATCTTTAGACACCATAGTCAGCTCCTGTAAAACTTCATGCTCAGGAATTAAAGCATTCGCATTATCACCGGTAAAATAATAATCAATAGGTTCATCCATTAAACGATGACGTATTAGAAAAATTAACTAAGCTCCATATACCATATACTATTGATACGTATCTTGACTTAAAGCATCTTTATTTCCAACTAAATAAGATCTAGTTCTTCCAACTCTCTAAATTTCAATGGTGCTTGTAAATTTTTCACATAAGCCTAAAATAGTTTTTAAGAGCATCTGCTTTGACCTGCGTTTTGGCATAGATTGAGTTAAAGCAGCATCTGGTAAACTTTTTTCTAATATATGTCGTAATTCAAGCTCTAAATTAAAATCCATTCTTTTGCCCTCTCCTTTCTCTCAAAACAAAAAAAATAGGGGAGGGTTATCGAAATAACCCTCCCCTTAAATTAGAACTTAAATTAGTTCCAAGTCAAAGCATCATGGTTCTCTTCATGAGCGGTGCTATGACGATGGAGTTCCTGAGTCTCTGCAGTCTTAATGATCTGGATAGCAGCAAGAACCTTCTTAGAATGATCGAATCTGGTATAATCCGGGAAAGCATCCATGGTGAAAGTGAAAGTGGATGGGTCACCAGAAGAAGCCATAGTAAAGGTGAAGTTAGACTGAATCTTGCAGTTAGGAATAATAAACTCTGCAGGCATATCTACACCACGCTGATCGCGGAACAAAGTAGAAGCCTCAAGATAATAGTTACCACCGAACTTATCAGGAGTAATCTCAATCTGCATGCTTCCATCACCCTGACGCTCAACATAATAATCAACGATTACACTGTCAAACTTGGTATGATCGAGAACGCCGTTATCAAAGAAAACCTTATCAACAACATAGCGATGGGTTTCGCCCTCAGCAGCAGAACCAAACTCATCATAGCAATCATGATTCATGAGATAAAGAGCATTTTCAATAGTGCCTTCAACCTCATCATCAGCAGCAAAGTGAACAGGAATGTAAGGCTCAGAAACAATTTCGTCGTCCTTAACAAACATTACATAAGCCATATTTCCACGGCCATCGCCAGGAAGATAAGGCTTTTCACTAGTCTCAATGTAAATAACATTGTTAGCATTAACCTTAACCTTGCTAGCATCAATAGTTTCAGAAATGTGCTGATAGATTGGCTGCTCATCAGCATCAATCAAGCCAGCACCAGAAAGAATCATGAATCCTTCAGGAGAGATGAGAGCATCTTCCATGGTGAAGGTAACAGTTCTTTCACCCTCCCAAGCTACTAGACGGCTATTACCACGACCACCCTGTGCATAAACAGTGGTAGCTGCACCTTCCATACTGGAAGTCTTCAAAGTATCAAAATAAATTACGGGCTCATTAGCATAGAAAATCTTCTTGCCGACCTTCATAGCACTCTTAGCCTTTAGTACTACGTCACAAATTTCGCGTACACCGAACTTCATATAGCAGTTCCTCCTTTAAAATTTAATGAAGATTTTTCATCCAATTATCTGGTTGAGATTCAGGCTTGCCACCCGCAAGACGAGTGCGCACATCAAGATCCCAATTCATATAAAGCTAGTATCTTTCCATTAAATCATACAACTAATACATTGTACAATTTATCAGATCCTCCATAGACATTGAATGAAGTCCAACAGTAAGGATTGAAAGATATTGGCTAAATACGCTGGTGTTCGCTCCTCCCTTTTGTTCGGCCACACGTTTGCGGCCTCTCATTAATTTATCAGCAATCTCTTTTGCTTTCGCGTCGGCTGGATTAAATGCGGTCTAATCCATAGGCCCCGAGCGCAAACAAAATACATCTCTAACAACTTCTTGCAATTGTTCAAAATTACTTTCATCAACAATTAAGTTATTATTATCTCGATCTTTGAAAATTAATGACTAAGGAGAGAACATTATAGAATAATCAGGGAATAGCAGCTTTAAAACGTCTTTTACGCATTTCTTTTTATCTGCCATCTCTTTTTCTCCTATCACTGTCATAAATATTTGAAAATTATTGATAGTGTCTAAAACACTTTTGTCCTATACGAACATAGTTTTATGGAGCGCCAGCGTTTGCGCTCCTACGAAAAAATTTGTATCGCCTAAGTAAGAAATTTCTTTAATTGACGGTTGATGAAGAACTAACTAGCACTCAGGAATTGGAATATCAACTCCCGTAATAAGTGCCATTCTTAAATCAGCCATATTACCTCAAAGATGAATAAAATTCAGCTTCAAGCTTTGCCTACTCTTCTGGAGAAGTCATAGGCTTCTTGTCCTCTTCGCCATGAATTGCAGCGTACATTAAACATAACCCGCCGTATTCATCAGTTAATATAACCTGGGAACAACCAACAAACTCTAACTCGCCAATTCCGGTTAAATGTTTGCCATCAAACATTGAATCAATTTCAGCCGCAATACGATAAGGACGCAATTTAAAATCATGCATTTGCCATTGATCAAAATGACAAATAATATCAAATTCAATAATATTATCTCTAAATTCTGGATTCGTTCTATTCGGAGTAAAATTATCAAAATTGACAATCACATAACTCAAAACAGAATTATCGACATATAACTTTGGAACAATTTTTATATTTTTATTTACCAACCCAAGTGATTCATCTTGTGTTAGATTCGGCCTTTCCATTGCGTCTTTTGAATTATAAAATAACAAACGCTTAAAACGTTCATTTTTTAACAATTCACGAGTAATTAATTCCATGTCTTTTTCCACAGATAGAAAAGAGGACTTAGGTCTCTTTACTCCATCAATTCTCATAAAAAAACTCCTTTACTCTTAAAATAATGATTCAACCACAATAGTTTTTGTGATGTCACCATAACTAATTTCAAATTGCCCGCTATGTGATTTTTCCCAGCGCAATTGAATTTGTCTATTGTCTTTAGGATTTACACTAAAAGTTAAAGGCAATTTATCTGGTTTAATTGTCCAAGTGCTGGTAGCTGGACCTTGATACTTATAAAAATAAACTCCATGAGGCTTAATGAAAATATCTCCAATAATACGCTTAGTACTTGGATCTTCTTCATTTGGATCTTCTGGTTTATTAATAAATGCGCCAACCATACCATTTTCAACATCATCTTCAGTTTCATTGGCATAATATTCAACTGCTGTAACCTCGAGGATTCCAGGAGTAGAAATCCAATCTGTCGCTTCCACTCTCCAGCATACGTTTGGAGCGCCAGGCTCTATATTCTACAAATAAAATTTAGAATACCGTTTAAACTGTTTTAATGTTTGTTCAGTACGTGGCATTAAAATATGTAAACTATAATTTGGATTATCAACAGAAATCTAATGCTTTTGGATATAATCAATCTTAGTTTCAACTGGGCCACGAATTGCAGCATATGTAGAATGAATTCCTTCTTCATCCTCCCAGCTAATTTCATAAGAACACTTTCTGATTTCTCCTCTAAAATAAGCAATTTCGTTCATATCCTATAAATAAATTAACCAATGACTGCCCGTGCCACACCATTCAAATACATCGCCAACTCCAAAGCCATATTCATAAGGTATAGAAATAATCTTATCGTCATAATCCATCTTAGTCTTATCCGGATTAATTAATGCACGCACCATTGGATAAGGCTATTTTTTTGCCCAGTCCTCATTCGGACCTACATTTTTTTGATGGACTTTACGCACATTAGCACCATGGTATGAAAAATTTAATACTCTATCAAGAGTGCGTTTTTTATCAGCGACCATGCGGCTTTGCTGATCAAAACCTCCATGAATATGTAAGCGAGGAGCTAAACTACTATTTGCAATAATTGTCGGGTCAGTTTTTACAACCTTACCTTCATTCCATTCGACGGTATTAAGATCTCCCTCTTCGATGGTGTACTGATGATGTGTTATCATTCCCAATCTATTTGCCATAGAATTTAAGCAAGCATTGCGACGTTTTAAAGTTTCATCAACCACGATTTAGCTCCTAGATCAGATTGATACACTCAAATACTGTCTTGCGGTATAGCTCAAAATTCATTTCCTTAACGCGCAATCCTTCAAGCTTGCTTAATAATTGAAGAAAAGTTGGACACATAATGAAAATTTCATTCAGTCCAACTACTTCAATAATAACGGTTTCAAGTTGTTTTTCCCAATTCTCTTCATTCTCCCGCATCGGAATTAATTTCCACATCTAATTAGTTAAGCGGGTAATATTTTTACTAATAGTTTCTTCTGGAAATTTTAAATCATATTTATCAAGAAGGCTCATTGTTGCCAGTCCTTAAAATAGACCAGTTAGAACGATAAATTCCATCGTCACCTAACTTACGTCTTTTATATAATCTTTGCATATGGAATGATTCTCTATGAGCTTCATTTAATAAGCTTAACAACTTAGATAAATGGTTAGCTTGTGAAGTCATTTTAAAATCAGATCCAGAATATTTCATACGGGTATTTTCAATAGAAGAAACTTGACGTTGAATCCAACCGCACTTCATAAGAAGCGCAAGAATATTAATTTCTTCAGAAGTCAATTCAACATTAAATGAAGATAATTCAACTAAAACATCGGGAACGCCATCAATATTGGGGTCATCCTCAAATCCACTATTCCAGATAATACCAATAACAAAATCGCCATCAGTGACTTCATCTTCTGGAATTACAGCAGTCTCAATTGTATAATCAGTGAGACATTTTCTAGGAAATTCAAAACCAGGAATAGCATCTATTAGAAGTCTTTGCAAATCCTTAATGGTATCCTGAGGAGTTAACTCCATGTACATATCATCAGTAATTTTTTCGAGGAAACGATTGTAAATGGTAGAAAACTTAGTTCCAGTTTTCTGCTCCATTTAAGTCCCTCCCTTATTCGTTTTCCTGAGCGGGCTTATCCTTTACTACTACCTTATAATTAGGAGCAGTTCTACGGCCAGTCTGAGCAGCAGGCTTTACGCGACGCTCAGCGGGAGCCGCAGACTCGGTAGCAGCTGCCTTTTCCTCAGCCTTTTCAGCCTGAAGATTGGCAACAGCCTTATCTACATCAAAGCCAGTCTTTTCCAAAAGAGCCTTACGCTTATTATAGTCTTCCAAAGGAAGAGATACTGACATAGTCTTAATCAAATCAATAACACCCATTGGGGCAAAATCCAAAGCATCCAAGAAGGCATCAAGAGAACCATGAGTCAGCAAATCACGAATCTGAGTTTCAGACATGTCGTATTCAACTTCTCTACGAACATTAAGATTATTAGTAACGGCTTCATCTACAATCTGTAGGAACTCTTCAAGGAGAGCATGGCCGCCGGGCTGATAAGTCAGCTTCTCAAGCTCGCCAAATGGGATCTTCTTAGTTTCACCAGGCTGGAATTCACGACGTAGATTAGTTTCCGGAATACGATAAACTACCACGCTAGAACTTCTGTTTTTAACATTATACATAGTATCAGATGTAATCATAATTTCAAATCTCCTTTGTCTCATTTAATAAAATAAATGGGGGAGAGGGAGTTACCCTCTCCCCCTAGTAAAATTACTGAATTACGCCAGAAAGACGTCCATCATAAGTGGCAACCTTGCCGGTAATGCCATCAAGCTCCCAAGTAGCCATCTTGCCAAGTAGAGAAGTATCTACATAAGCACAGACGTTGTTAGCGAGCATGCAAACTACGCCAACCTTCTTGTAAACCTGAATCTCACGAGAACGATCATAACCAACATAGTCATCAACAATGGTGCCACCCTCGAAAGCAATCTTAACAGGCTTTCCATCAGCACCAGTTGGGATAACCCAAGCATAGCCAGGATCAATTACCTTGCGGGTATTGGTCTCGTCATCGAAGGACTGCTCCAAGATAACAACCTTGGTGCCCTTGTACTGAGCCAAGCGACCAGTGTTCCAGAGCTCGGTCTTCATGGCCTCGGTGTAGCGCCAAGCTTCCTGAGGAATCATGCGAACAGCGAACTCATAAGTGCAATAAATGGTAGGAGTACCATAAGCAGAAGCGATCATAATCAAACGATCCATAGCAGCCTCATCGAAACCAGCGCAAGCAACGCGGTTGGCAGGAGGAAGCTGATTTACAGAAGCCTTCAAAGCAGCGGCAACTTCCTTAGCGATTAGCTCGTCCATACCTTCCATAACAATCTTGGTGACCTCAGCGAAATCGACGCGTCCATCAAGGAACTCTTCGAATCCGATCTGAGCAGCGCCACCGATTGCGCTGGTACGTACTTCAAAGCTCTCGCTCTCGGAAGGACCGAGCTTGAATACTTCGTAGATGCCAGCCAAGCCAACGCGAGTAATGAACTGCTTAGCACGCTGACGAGTATTGTTTAGAGGACGACGGAAAACAGGCTTGTCGCCCTGAGCAAAGGTCTTAACCTCAGCGTATTGGTCATAACGCTGCATGATCTTCTTGGGGAGAATTTCATCAAGAGTCTCCTCGATCATGGAATAAATCAAATTCTTATTCTCACGGAATAGAGAATAAGTTCCAGCAAGCTCATTGAGTTCCTTACGGAGGGTCTCATTCATAGCCTCATAGGTAAGGTTCTTGCCTTCAAAACTATAGGAAACAGGAGCAGAAGGATCAGCCTTGGCGACCTGCTTCATTAAAGCAACCAAATTAACTCTATCTAACATAATCTTCTCTCTCCTTTCCTTACTTAATTCTCATAATCTTAACGCCCTTTTGGTTGTCAGGCATAGTGTAAACACGAACAACCTGCCATTCCATGTCGCCGGTACCAACTTCGAGGATACCCTTAGCGCCAGGAGTTAGAACGTCGCCAACCTTGAGTTCGGTGGCATTGATCATATTAGTAGTCATAATATCGCCGACATTGGTCTTGAATACACGAGGAACCATAGCGGTACCCTTTGGCATTCTCTTCTCGCGATAAATACCAAGACGCTTCCAAGGATCATTGGTGAAGCCCCACTCATAGTAGTCTTCAACATCCTTAGTTACATCGTCATACTCATAGGTTACAGGAATCTGAACCTTGGTCTGACCATTCTCATCGATCTCGTACTCTTCACCATTGTAGGTAAACTTACCATCAACGATATTGCAACGAACTTCGCCGATATCGATGGTCTGGAACTCAGTAGCACCAGTCTCAGCATTGCGGGTAGGATTGTTAGCAACAAAGTAACGAGAAATAGTCATAGAAGTGTTGCCCTTGTCATCCTTACCATTCAAATACATACCATTATGATACTCAAGCTCAGGAGTCTCCCAATCATAAGGGGTATAAATACGAGCCTGATAGTCATCCTTAATCATAGCAAATTCGCAGTCCCACTGCTTGCTTCCATCAGGATGGTTGCGATAGAGCTTGATCTCATTATAAACAAGCATCCATTCGCCCTTGCCTTCGAAATTGACTTCGCCGATACCATTATCGTTAGCAGCATAGTCATACTTTACGAACTGGCCATTTTCCAAAATATCAATGTCAGCCTTGGCAGGTAGCTGAGCATAAATCTGAGCGGTTCTTTGAGCAGAAAGGTGATTTGGCTCAACCTGACCATAACCGAACTCTACATAACTAGCCTGAGACTTCAAACCAATGCGCTCTTGACTAGCCTTCAAAAAGTCCTTGAAATTCATAGTCTTTTCCTCCTTAAATTATTAGTTTAATGATTTCGCAGTGTCCAAGACAGCCAGCACCCAAGCTGGGGTGTCTTCGGTCTCATGGTTATTTAAACTATAAACCATAGGATCATGTTCATCCTTATCATCATCAAGGTTGAAATTCACCTTATTGCGAACGCAAATAACAGAAAGCTTTGCTTCGATATCATCCAAAGAATAAGTATCAATGTTAGCAACAACATCAGCCTTATCTTCGTCAGATAACATATAGAATCTCTCAATCATAGACTGCTTTTCCTGGCGCTCTACGGAGAGCTTGAACTCAGTCAAAGTAGCAACTTGCTGCTCTAACTCAGTCTTAGTATTAGAAAGGGCATCAAAGTCAGCCTGAAGCTGAGCGAACTTAGAACTTAGCTCTTCGTACTCTTCAAGAGAGAAGTGCTTCTTCTTTTTCTTCTCATCCTCATCATCTTCCTCTTTATCCTCTTTATCATCAGCGTCTTTCTTGTCATCAGCTGGGGCATCTTCTTTCTTTTCGTCTTTATCTTCCCCATCTGTCTTATCTTCAGAATTAGAATCATCAGATTGGTCCTTTTTGTCCTCATCTTCTTTTTCTTCTTCCTTTTTCTTTTCCTGCTTCTTATACTCGGTCTCAAAGGCTTCAACATCAGCTAAAGCGAACTGAGGCTCACTTGCAGGAACATAAGTCTTGGTTACTTCTACAAGCTCACTGACAGGCGCCAATCCATTGGTTTCATCAACAGAAAAATCGAGTCTGAAGTACTTCATAGAAGTGCGATCTGCGAGAATGGCAAATTTCTGGCCACCCTCCTCAAACACACCATCAATGGAATACTTAGAGCACCATCTCTCCTCACCAGGATAGGTCTTTTCAATATAGCTGTAGAGAGCACTCCATAGAGAGTCACCAATTTCTACTGCATATCTAGTAAACACTTGTGCTCCTCCTTCATTTTTTAATAATTCTTTGAGCTCATCCATCATTGAGCGCATTTGCTCCATAAAACTAGGCTCAAATGAGAATGTCACTTCCGGCTTTGTAATGCTTGAGCCCTCGAAACAGGGTTCGCATTCTTCACCTAAAATACAAAGTTTAGATATAACACCTTCGTTAATAATGAAAAATTTGGGTTTTCCATTATCATCTTTCGACCAGGTTGCATCTAATGTATTTTCATCTAATTCCATAGAATGATTATTTCCTTGGGTTAGGATACGAGCGCATTCTGGGTACTGCCCGGTCCATAAATAACCTTCAGTGCATAAATATTCTCGTTCAACTTTATCGTCATCTAAAAACCATTGGAACCACACTCTGGCGTTTTCGCCAACAAAGCCATATGGCCGTGTAGTATCTTTGAAAGTCCATTTACCATTAGAAATGTCGATTGAACGATTATGCTCCTCAAAATCCTCTTTACTTTCGTTATAAAACCCAACGATAGGATTACCAGGTAAACTATTGGCAAGCTGCTTAGCCGTTTCTCTGGTAATCACACTTCTATTACGATTGGGTTCATCACTTACATAACACACCTTGATCTAGCATTTAGAAATTAGAGGATTCAAAGGAGTAATTTCTAGGATCTCACATGGAGGTCCAAGAGGGACACTCTTATGTCTCATGTTACTTCCTCCTTACTTCATTGATTCTAAATTCTTAATAGTCTTTTCACTCTTTTGACCATCTTCCTTTGCTGGTCGACCGGCCGCCTTCGCCTCGCCGCCATTGGAAGAAGCATTCCCTGATTTATCTTGAGTTTTAGACTAGATGGATTGTTGATTTCCACCCTTGCCAGTTAAAGTTTGTAATCCTTCGGCATTCATAGTACTACTCTACATAGGTGGTAGCATAATCTCACTGAGATGCAAGAACTCATTTTCAAACTTCGCAGTATGAATAATTGAGCTTTGTGAATGTCCAAGAGCAATCTGAGGTAACATCTTAGAGTAACCAATTTGAACTTGTTCTTTGTACATCTTAGAAAGTTCTCTGTAATTATATTGAGTGGTTTCAAGCATATAGAATTTAAAAACCATCTTACGCTTGCTTCCACTCTTTTTCTATGTTATTCTATCAAATAACATATGGAACTAGAATAGCAAATCTCGAATGGCACTTTCGTCATCAAGGATGGAATATTGCAAAGATAAGTTACCATCTGAGTTAAACAAATTCTTTGCAACACCGAAAGAGTTATAAACAGAACGTTCAACTTTTTCCAAATCATCCTTGGTGGTTGCCGTATTAGAATCAGCAATATCTTCAACTGCAACATCAGCGAAAGTGGTTAATACATCGACGCCAACCGCACGAGATAACATTTCAACCGCATTATTATGAATATCACGAGCTTCATCTACGTCAAAGATTAAGTCACCATTCTTATCACGAGGTAGCTTCTGAATTAAAATCTTCAAAAGCTGTTGCATTTGTTTGCGTCTATCCAAATCTTGAGCTTCATCTAAATCTAATAGCTGAGGAATCGCAGAGATAAATAATGGCATTTCGTCATTATATAAATTAAACTTAACAGTACAATTAGGATCAAGCACATACCAACAACCGTGGCAGTTATCTCGATTCATTAAATCATCTGATTGAAGTTTTCCACTCTTATACTTTACATATCCCTCTTGGAAATCTTTGGGGAACATTTTTAGGACTCGCATTCTATTCTGCGTATCTCTGAACTGTTCATCAAAGAACTTCATATTAAATTCGACTACTGGATTCGTGCCTTGGTACCAACGAGAACGGCAATATCTTACAGGAAGCTGTTGAATCAAAACACCATTAGGTGATTCAATCAAATAACCATAATAAACGCCATTCTTAATGACCTCTAAGGCAATCTGGCCGCAAAGTCTCTTAATGTGACTATTGTCCAGATAATCTAAAATGGATTCGAACTCTTCTAATACTTTCTCTTCCTTTATTTTCTTATCCTTTACCTCTGGAACTACGTACCAATCATAACGATAAAGATAAGCAAAATAATTACATACTCGAGAATAAATGCCACTAGTTCGATAGAAGTAATTTGAGATATCTCTTAATACAGGCAAGTTCTTTTCGTATAAAGCTTTCATAATAAATGCCTTATTACTATACTGGCGATTAACGGATTTATGGTTTCCCAATGCCATTACCGCATCATCTAAGACTTTAGTGCCGACTTTAATTTTCCCATAATCTAAATGAGGCGGAACTTCCATCTAAGGCTAACGAGGATTATAGCCAGTAATATTAAAGGATTTAGAATGAATCTCTTGCTGACGATCGCTCAAATTTCTTCACCTCCTTAGTGTTACCAATTTTTCCCATAAGCTTTCTCCATGATATAGTCATAGTTAATGAGGTATTCATCAGTATATGGGATTTCTATCAATTTAAAATCGTGCAAAGCGCAGAATCTTCGTTTTTTATTATCATTAAATTGCTGCTAATAAAAACCTTTCTTTCCGCCAAACTTCGCACTTGGCTCATAATGCTATTTGCCTTGATATTCAATTATAAAATCAATATTGTTATCATCATCAAACACAACGAAGTCAAAACGAAGAGGTCTTCCATTCGGGCTAGAGAGTCCTTCAAAGCTATATTCCATTTTGAAATTAAGCTCAGCTTCTGTTAAAATTTCTTCAATTTTTACTTCTCCTCTTGACGCACGCACAAAAACCCCTCCTTTCGTTAATTATAAAAACGCCATTCTTTTGCGTTAAATTTCTTCTTCTTTTTGTTTGATTCTTCTTGTTTAATATAATATAATCCGTATTCAAAAGCAGAAAATTTATCCTTTTTAATACCTCTATTAGCTTGACGCAAAATGATGTTAACTCCTTCATTTTCTTCACGAAGGTTCATCATTTCCTCTCTTAATATGGAAGTTAGAGTAAATGGTTTTAAATATTCTGCCCTTTCCTCAGGTTTCATATTTTGACCAACTTTAGTACCGAGTAACTTAGTCTTAGCTACGCGCTCGTCAATCAAAAATTTAACCTTACCAGAAGACATCATAGACTGGGCATTAGCATGAGCTTCAGTATTGATCGGCGCATTTGCTTTGATAATGTACATAGCATCTTGTTCACACTCAGCACTACGATATTTTTTATACTCACCATCTTGATCGTTATAAACGCCAAAATCTGGGAAGAATTCATTTGTATCTGGATCAGTTTGCTTTTTAACCATGTAATCAACAAGTCCAATACCAAGACCATTTCCGTCGATAACCAATCTGCGAGCATTATATTTATAGAATAATTTCTTCAACCAAATAGCCTGCTCTTCAAAGTGTTCATCATTTTTAGTATAAATATTTACTAACTGGCAGATACAGGTTCCCTGCGGCTGTGGGGTGCATTTAAATACCATACACACAGAATCGCATCCTTTACGACCAATATCAGCAGATAGAATATAAAAACTTTGTTTTCCGGCTCGGCCAGACTTCTCATATTCTGGCTATTTAAGAATTCTATTTCGATCAAAAACCTCAGAATTGAAGAAAGCATCTTCTACAGTACCAGACCACTTAGACTCATATTCTCGCTCAAAAGCTACTTCATTGAAGGTACCGTCCATTTTTAAGTCCTTAATAAAGTTCTTATCCAAGAGCTTAACTAAAACTGGAATTCTATAAGTACCACCCATGACAATAGATTTTTCGGGCTTTACAATTTGCCACACTAAGAACTGAATTAATTTGTCGTAAGGGAATGTATTTTTAAATCCTGCGGTGGTGATATAAAGTTGGCTCTTATTCAATTGCTCTTCTGGATGAGTAGAGCCATCCATACACATACGAGAAATATTCATGGTGGGAATAATAACCTGAGATAGGATATCTCCATCAACGCCGACACACTCCTCAATAACTCCGGCATGACGACGCTTACCACGAGAACTCTCTCGCGCAGCAATGTTATCAAAATAAGATCCACTCTTAAATACGTATTTACAATAATCTTTACCTTCAAGAGTTTTACCTCTTGACCAGTCAATTTCTTTATTAAAAGCTGGAATGAGAGTACAAATTTCCTGTACTTTTTCTTTCATAATTCCAGCAGCCTGTTCCTTACCACCAGAAGTAACGAACAGCTTACATTTTGGGTATAACACGCATCGGATCATCAAAACCATCATAGACAGAAAGGATTTTGAATAAGCACGTGGGAATACCGCATACATATATTGGTGTCGCATAGCGGCACGTAAAAATACTCTTTGATAAAAATAAAATTTAAAGTTTTGCGGGTTGCCGCAAGTTAGCAAGAAATCTATAAACATATCAGGGTACTCACGCCAAAAAGCGATATATTCTCGCATCTGGGGAACAATCGCTTGAATGCGCTCTTCTGAAATACCAACTTTTTTTCGTTCTTTACTTAAATTAAGTAAGTCATCTAATGCCATACTTAACTACCTTCTTTAATATGCCGCATAAGCTCTTCATCTGAAAGTTCTTCTTCCTCGATAAACTCTCCGAAGTCTTCAAAGTCTTCATCTTTGAGTTCATCAAGATTTTCATATTCAAGCTCTTCTTCGACATCTTCGTCTTCTTCTTTAGATTCTTGCTCAACCATTTGTTTAACCGCATTTTCAATTAAGTTACCGAGATTCATTTCATCAACAACAAGAGAGTGAGTATAATTCTTCAAGTCCATTAGAGTCTCATCTACTCGATCATTTGGACCACCTGTATAATAACGAGGAATAAATCCTTCTTTCTCGCAAATTACAACTAATTCACCAATCGAATCAAGATATTCACCATTCTCGGCTTTGTTCTGAGCGGCGGTAAATTTACCAGATTTCATAAGTCCGTCATACATCTTTACCATTTTCTGCGCTGCATCAACATCGCCAATATCAAGAAGTTGGTTAGCCTTTAAAGAAGTTTTACAAACGAGTTTTAAAATATCTTCATGTCCAGCACCTTGAATATCATAAGATTCTTCCATTTCTTTGTAAAGCTATTCTAACTTTACCCACTCTTCTGGCTTATAAGCCTTACCCCACTTAATTAATAAGTATCTCTTATCTTCGTCAGTAAGGTCGGCTCCTAAGTCAATATCAATTCCTAGTTGCTCGGCAAAGTAATCCTCTTGTTGGGACATAGCGGGCTCGTAACCGAAAACGGCAGGTTCAGGAGTCAAATCCGGCATTTCCAAAGGCTTATCAGGCATAGTTAATTGTTGTCCAGAAAGCACAGTAGCAATTTCGGCGGCGCTATAACCTTGACGCTTCATTGTTTCTTCGGTTTTCTTATTCGCCATATCCTGTAAGAATTCACTATCTTGCCAGCGGTATTGTTTAAATTGCGCTAGTTTCATTTTTGAAAGATAGCGGCCAATAATAGTAGTACCAGTAACTTTAGAACGATCTTTTGCATATGACAGCATTAATTTATTCCACTCTTCTGGAATATATGGGACATCACATTCCTACAAAATCCAGAGGTATGTTTCAGGATCCCAATTATCAACGCGCATAGTCATACACTATTTACAAATTTTCAATTTACCTTCAGGGTATTTTTCTGTATTGTTCGAGCCATAAAATTGATCAGCTCGCATTGTTTTTTTACATTTTTCACAATAAAAAGTTCTTGTGTCTGCCATAAAAAATCACATCCTCCTTTAATCTATTATAAACCAAAAGTACGATTATTTCAACTTTTTGTCCTTTGGAGGAGTTTTTTTGTTGCGGCAAGCTTTACAAATGGAGTAAAAACCATCTTTACTCGTTTTGTTTTTACTGAAATATTTATTGTGAGCTAATTTGATTTCTCCGCAACGGCTGCAACGCTTATACTAGCCTTTTGCTTCGCTTAAATAATAGGTATCGAGGAATTGGTCCTCCGCACAGGAGGCTAAAAGCCCAGGAATCTTATTACGCCATAAACTTGAAATATATTCTAAACTGTGTTTAATCTAATACTTTTCTAATAATACTTCCTAGATATCTATATTCTACGCACCATCAATTTTTAATTCTACAATAGTTCTATATAATGGGTAATCTGCTAACGCAACTTCCATTAAAGAATCAAAGTCATGCATCGTGGCCCAAAGATCGCTATCAAATCGCCCATAAGACGAATCTTTTAATTTATTATAATAGCATAAAATTGCTGAGCAAACTTTTGGGTCACATAGTGAAACGCCATGCGGAATAACATAACCTTCCTCGTCAAATTCATACCATTCTGGATGAATTCTAGAGAAACTGGAACGAGTTAAATTTTTAGCAACAATAGGTGGTTTATAACAATTCTTAATAAGATACTAATCTTTTCGTAAATCAATAATTGCTTGCTTAATAATATATTTATCTCGCCCTTCGGCAGTTTTTAATCGTTCCTCCCAAGCGGCAATACTTTCGCGTATTTGCTTGAGATAGGGAATATCTTCCAAATCTTGTTTAGTTATCTTTACTTTTGGCTAAAAGATAATCGTTTTATTGTTTTCGGTCATAAGATTATAAATGCCGTCTTCGCCATTTTCAAGCGAGGCAACGAGACCTTCAAGGGAGGTCTCATGCTTGCTAATAGTGACGGCATGATTTTCACTTAGAGCCTTAATACGCTTATCTTTTCTATCTTGTTTTTCAATTCCATTCATAAGATAGTCACCAAGAATTTCGAGATAACGTTCATTAATATCAGGGGTTTCGGCAATAATTTGTTCTACTAATTTATTGCGCTCCTGCGGGTCCTCGATAGTGTAGTCTAATTTCAACACTTGTTTCACCCCCAGTCTAGTCATATTATACCATTTTTTTTAGGGGTTGTCAATTTTTTGTCGTGCCGTTACCAGTTTTTTGACAAAATGAAAAAAAATTGGTATAATATTAGTGAAAAGGAGTGATAGACAAATGTTAGATATTAAATCTTATGTTATTAAGTGGAAGGAAGCTCTCAAGGAGAGAATTTCTAAGTTGATGCGCAAACCCGTTTTGGTTATTGTACAAATGGGTAATGTTGAGGCATCCAATAGGTATGTGCGCAATAAGGTTAAGGATGCTAATGAAGTTGGCATTGATGCGGTTGTAGCGCATTTTGAAGAAGATAGTTTCGAGACTATTGAGCAGTTTAAGGATAAGGTCACTGAGCTGGCGATGAATGGCGCCGACGGCATTATTGTGCAATTACCGCTGCCAGAGAAGTTTAATAATGTTAAGTATTTACTGGAAAATGTGCCAGCGCATATGGACGTTGATGGGTTAAGTGGTAAACCAGGAGCGCAAACTCCTTGCACCCCTCTTGGAATGATGACGTTTATTAATGATAAGAGATTGATTGAGAAGCCGTTTAAGAAGGCTTTGGTGATTGGCCGTAGCGAGTTGGTCGGAAGGCCAATGGCTAAGTTGCTTTTGGATAATGATTATACGGTTACGGTTGCGCATAGTAAGAGTGGTATGCATACAATCCAAGAGATGGCGCGACAGGCTGATTTGGTGGTTTGCGCGGTCGGCAAAGAGAAGTTCTTGGACTGCACGCATATTAATGGCATTGTAATGGATGTCGGCATTAATTTTGATGCGGATGGCAAGATGTGCGGCGATTGCTATATTGGCGACCCTGAAGCGAAAACAACTGTGGATTTGCGGTCTCCGGTTCCGGGGGGCGTTGGACTACTTACACGATGCGCATTGATGGAAAATACGGTGCGCAGTTGCGAGTGGCAAGAAGAGGAAATGAGGAGATGCGAATATGAATTTACTTTACGAGAACCAGAGCAGAAAAATTGACAATCTCGGACGAGTGACAATTCCAAAGCCGATTCGAGATAGATTGGGATGGGAGCAGAATGACGAGGTTGAATTTTATACGATGGATGGGGCTTTCATTGTACTGTCAAAAGGAAAGATGCGAGACAGCAGATATGATATTGCTGCCGAGGTTTTGGGGGAACTTGGGTTGGAGATTCCGAAAGAGCTAAAACGGGGTACCTAATCTGTATTTTCCCGTAAATAAGACCCTACTACGTAGGGTCTTAGGATTGAAAAAAATATTTGGTGGGAGAATTGTCCAGACAGAAACGATTTTAAGTACTGAAAAAAGATTTTTCCCGAAATACACCCCCGGGTTTTGTTTTATCTGAGTGTAATGTATAAAAAGTATTGTCAGGTTTTCCAGAAAGTCTATTGTCGGCTTTTTGGACGCCGGGGGCAAAAATACCCCAGATACGCGGGAAGGTATGTATACATAAAATAACGATCGCAGGCGCGCGCACGGGTGTAGCGCGCCTTTTTTGCGTTACACAGAAGCTATGCATAAAAAATTTAACAAAAGTGTAACAAATTTGTAACAACTAAACATCCCGATACTCCCATCTATGTATTGTTAAATATTTGTTAATAAAATGTAACAATCTATCCATGCACCTGTGGATAAAGTTATCCACAATGTTATCCACAGGCGGGGATAAAAAATAATAAAAAAAATTATAAAAAAACCCTTGACAAGACAGCCAATGTGTGGTACTATGTAATCACAGAGAGGGCAAGAGCTCTCCAAGAGAAAGGAAGTACGACTATGATGACCATCAACTCTCTCACCCTTAGCTATCACGCAGGCGTTGAACGCGCAGACAGAGTAGCCTTCATTGATGAACGCATTGGTTGGGGACAGATCATTAAGGAAGTGTATTATCATGGATGCTATCATTGTATCACTGATACTGGTGTTGCTCTGGTGGTAGATAACAACAGACAGACCATCATCACCCTGTATCTGGTGGATGCTATGGAATTACAGCGCACCTTCAACAACAACACCCCCAAGTACCTGCTGAAAAAGGTTAAGCATTACACCCAGCTGGGATGGGTCAATCATTACTCCCTGCGCCACTCCTGAAAGGGTGGCGCTTCCGGTAAAAAATAAAAAAATTTTTCTAAGAAAAAGCTTGACAAGTATCTCAATGTGTGGTATTATTTAATCACGGTAAGGGAAGAACCTGCCGGGGATAAAGGAGGAAACAACAATGACTAAGATCATGGAACGCGCCCTTGATGTAGTAGTTCGCGCACGCGGCTTCGAAGATAACCAGACTATCCTGTTCGCACACCTTCTGGAGAGTGGCACTATCCAAGAGAGCGAAGCCATGGAGCTTGCGCAGAGGGTGGCAAACCTGCCCTTCATGGAAGACGATGACGAAGAATAAATAAAAAAAACTTGCGGAAAACGCTTGACAAGAATCACCGAGTATGCTATAATAAGTACAGTTGATGAGGGAACATCAACGACACGAGATAGAGAAAGAGGTAATGAGCAATGATGAACATTAAGGAAGCGCAGAACAAGGTTAACGAGTACATCACCAAGAATGTTGACGGCATCATCGCAACCATCGAAGCATCCATCATCGAATCTGCGGAGCAGGGCAAGACTCGCATCGACTACTCCTTCGAGCGCAACACCAACCAGAACATGGAAATCCAGAAGCGCGTGATGCAGGTGCTCGCGAATGCTGGCTATCGTCTGCGCACTATGAACAATGGTGCTCTGGAAATCTGCTGGGCTGCTTAAAAAAAAGTTTGTCAAGGGGTGAAAAACCCCTTGACAACCATCCCGAAATGTGCTATACTAATAATGTCGAAAGGCAATGAACATAAAGAAAGAGGTAACATACAATGAAGCACAACATCACCGAGCTCTACACCATCCAGGGACAGCGTGGCATCTACTCTGAGGACTACCTTGACAAGCACTTCGTGCGCGTGGCTGCTAAGTACAGCGTCATCCGTGAAGGTGAAGCCTATCCTCTGTCCTATCGCACCAACAATGGTACGCTGAACGTGCACACTGCTGATGGTGTGAAGGTAGTATACACTATTGGCGAGAAGACTTGGTATGACACAGAAGCAGAGCGTCAGCAGGCTCGCGAAGACATGGCACAGTATCGTGCACAGCAAGCACATCGTCGTGAGCTGATGGCCAAGCTGGACAAGCTGAGCACTGCAAACCTTGAGAAGCTGGTAGCTAAGCTGGGCCTGTAAGGGCTCAGCTTCTGCATACCTATGCATAATAATACAACTGTCTCGCTGGCGCGCCTACGGTCCTGGCGCGCCATATTTGCCTTGTACGGAACCCTACACAAAAAAGTGTTACAAACATTTAACAAATTAACAGAAACTAAACATCCCGAAACCAAAAGAAACAGCCCTCGCTGTGTGCGGCTTGACCATCTCGCCTACCCAATCTAACCAGAGAGGGATGGGACTTGAACCCATGGCTCACACAGAGGGCTGTTCAGTGGGCAGGGCATTCACCCTCATCAGAGTCCGCTTGCGCTTCGCAGTAGTTATGCGCTACCACTTGTAAGACTCACCCAAATGCCCTTGCCTTATGCCTCTCGTCTTCACTTGCGTGGATGGAATTTCACCATCGACCATCGGCAAGGACTGTATGCGTCTTTGGTATCCAAGTTCTCACTGAGTGTCGACCCTCAGGCTTGGTAGCGATTCCGCATCCCCTCGCTGTGATTATATAATAGCACACCCTTCGCGTTTTGTCAACACTTTTTAGAAAGAAAATAAAAAAAAGTTTTTTAGAAAAAAGGGTTGACATTCTGGGCAAAGTATGTTATTATTATCATGTCAGGAGGGGAAAGCCTCCAAGAGAAAGGAAGTAAGAACAATGAAGAAGAATCTGACCAACGCCGAACTGATCGCCATCCTGTCCAAGCGTGACCCGAATGCCCCTGTTGACATTCTTGTCGACTGGTGTGTGTGGAATAGCGAACTGGCCTACCCCGAAGTAGATGAAAAATCTGGCGTCTGCTACTCCACCGAAAATGATCAGCTGGTAGTTTCTGCTGGAGAATTTGAGTGTTGACAAATTCTCCAACCTATGGTATAATAAGTACAACGAAAGACGAAAGGAACTGATCCCATGAACGCTGAAATCATCAAGGCTATGAACCGCAAGAACGAGAAGCACCCCATCCGCGACTGGTGGCACAAGAACGACTACAAGGTCATGCGAGTTGTCCTGTTCCCCATCTGGGGCTGTGTGTGGGCTCATGACAAGATCAAGAGCAAGTTGAACGCGCAGGTCGTATGGAGCAATGAGCGAGTGAATGAAATTCTTTCCTACTATGTGCCGCGCAAGTGCTCTTGGAATGAAGAAGATCAGGAGCTTTACTTCTTCGACAATGGCTACGGCTGGTCGATGTGCTACGCAAAGAAGCATTTGAAATTTAAGGATCGCCGCTTCTGGAATAAGTTCAGGGGCTGGACTGGTGGCAAAATTCGCGAGTACCTGCTGAACACTTTCGAGCTGGAAGGATTCACCAAAGAGCTGGGCAACTGCGGCGACGGCTGGACTGAAATTTATTTCAAGAAAGTTGAGGAAAGGGCTTGACAAAAGCCCTAACCTCTGATATAATAAGTACATCAAGAGGGCAAGAACCTCAAAGAAAGGAAATGATAAAATGGAATTCTTGGGCTGTCTGGGTATCATCGCACTCTTCATCGCTGTGTGGGGTCTGGAGACTTGGGTCATCATGGCTCTGTGGAACTGGCTGGCTGTATCCCTGTTTGGCGCACCTGAGATCACCTTCTGGATGACTGCTGGCCTGATGCTCCTGATCAACCTGCTGACTGGTGGAATCAAGATCACCACCAAGCACAACTGACAAAGAAAGGAAATGATACTATGAATACTGAAAAGACTACTGCTCAGAAACTCGGCGAACTGATTGGCTACCTGCTGGTGATTTTCCTCTGCCCCTGGTTTGTAATGAAGGGGTGGGAAGCCATCGCCTGGGAGTTCAACCTGCCGCAGTTTGGCTATTGGGCTTGCTTCTTCATCTCGCATGGCTTTCGCTATCTGACTGCCAACATTCGCAACAAGTGAGCCATCGCGCCCCACAAAAAGGGGGCGCATTTTTTTTTATTTTTTTTCTAAAAACCTATTGACATTTTGACCCGTGTCTGCTATAATTAAACCATCGAAAGGGACAAGAGCCCTAGAAGAAAGGAAGTAGCAACAATGTTCGATTCTTACATCTGCGAGATCACCTGCGAGGAACTCTACTCCGAGGATACTGAAGCTCTCTGGGCCGAGATCATGGTCGAAGAGGAAGAGGCGTAAGCCTCTTCTTTCTTTTTATCCGGCGGCTCGTCGGCGGGCGCTCTGCTTGCCTACGAGCCGTGTTTCCGTAAGGCTGGCCCTTGCATAATTATTGCGCGAAATGTATAAACATTCATGCTGTCCCGAAACGCCCAAAAAGGTGGTGGATTACTCCACCACCTCACCGAGCTCTTCAACCCTGACCACCGGCCGGCCGTTGCGCTTTTCGTGGGTCATCCACCAGTAGGGGGTGTTCACGAGACGCTCTTCCTCAGCCTTGTCGGCGTTGATCGTGTAGGCGAGAACCTCATCGCCGCAGGGATAACCTTCGCAAGCAGTGACCTTAGCAACCTTAACCGCGTAAACCTTCATGTGTGTTTCCTCCTCTTTCAGCTGGGCTCTTGTCCCTTGCTGTGATTATATAATAACACAGCTTTACCGGTTTGTCAATACTTTTTTGAAAAAAAATTCGCTGATTTTTCAATCAGCGATTGTAGTTGTAAGAGGGAAACTTGGCCTTCTGGCGGCGCTTCTTCTCAAGATGATCATCATGAGCGAGAGCCACACCCATCAACACCAGACCCACAAACATGGTGACTTTGGTCAGAGTGGTAAACAGTAAGATGGTGGCAATCATGCCATAGAAGCAGAGGACGAAGCCGATGCAAGCGATGATGGTGTCGAAAGTGCTATTCATTGAGAAATTCCCCCTTGTTTTGATTACATGCTTATTATACACCCTCTTAATACTTTTGTCAATACTTTATTACGACAAAATTAAATAATAATCGTGACAAAAATAAGTGCTTGACAACATAGAAAAAATTTGTTATAATAAATACGAACCAAGAGAAAAGAAAGGAATTGATCCCATGAATCTGCTTACGACTTTTATTCTGCTCAACATCGCCAATGTTATCATTCAGACTGTGAAAAGCATTGCCACAATCAAATGCGGCAAGACTGCGGCGGCTGTGGTCAATGCTGTGGCCTATGGTCTTTACACAATTGTCACTGTGTACATGCTCTGCGAATTGCCCTTGATGTGGAAAGCTGGCATTGTTGCAGGCTGTAATCTGGTGGGTGTCTGGCTTGTCAAGTACTTTGAGGAAAAGGCAAGAAAAGACAAGCTCTGGAAGGTTGAGGCAACCTTCAAAAAGAGCGACAAATGGGAGCTTGCTCTGTTTCAGCTGAAAGAGTATGGAATCCCTGTTAATTACATTGATGTGGAAAAGTACATCATTGTCAATTGCTACTGCGCCACCAAAGACCTGAGTGAACAGACCAAGCACATTCTGGAAAGAACTGGCGCAAAATACTTTGTAACTGAATCAAAAAATCTTTGAAAAAGGGGGTTGACAAACCCCACAACCTATGCTATAATAAAGACACTCCAAGAGAAAAGGAAATGATAAGATGATTAAGATTAACTCTGATGGCTACAATCGCTCTGTTCCCCTGAACTCTCTGTGTGTGGGCGATACCTTCCTGATTGAGGGAAGTGTGTGCATGATCGCCAAGCGCAATGGTCACCCCTTTGTGCTTGACCTGAGCACTGGCAAGGACTACTGCTCCATCAACCCCTGCAACAGCCCCCAGCGAGTTACCCCCATTGAGTGCGAACTTTCTTACAGAATTAAGTAAAAAAGGGGTTGACAAACCCCTAACCCTGTGATATAATAAGACCATCGAAAGACGAAAGGAATTGATACTATGGCTAAGTACATTGTGAATGTTGTTATGAGCACCTGTGTGGAAATCGAAGTCGAAGCGCATGATGAGGATGAAGCGAAGACTATCGCCATCGAAGAAGCAGATCCCTACATGGCTGATGATTGGGATTATGGCATCGACTGTGTATTCAGAGATGATGATGACGAAGATGAGGAAGAAGAAGAGGAGGACTGGTGACCCCAATGGGGTCACCCCCGGGCCGAAAAAAACTTTGAAAAAAGTTTCAAAAACCTATTGACAAACCAGCCACACCATGCTATAATAAGTACATCAACAGGGCAAGAGCCCAAGACAAGAAAGGGATTGATACTATGAAGACTATCACCAAGATCACCATGACTCGCATCTCCAACACTCGCGCCCTGATTGACCAGCTCCCTGTGGTATTCACTCGCAAAGAATATGATGCTCTGCGACAGGCGCAGATCGACCAGCTGATGAAGGAAGCTCCCTATCGAAGCTGGCGCAACAAGATCTGTCGCGAAGATTCTGCCTTCACTCTGGCGAACCTGCGCGAAGAAGGTTTCCTGATTGTGGTGCGCTCTGAGCCTGTGACCATTGAGGTTGAGGAATGGAACTACATGGCGCGAACCTATGAAAAGAAGCCCCTTGAGGTTGAGCGCCATTACTATCGCTTCAGCGAAGAAATCGAAGATTTTTTCGCAAAAACTCTTGACAACTGGGAGCAAATGTGATACAATAAAGACACTCCAAGAGGAAAGGAATTGATACTATGACTAAGATGACCCTGATTACCATGACCACTATTTCCCCTGAAACCACCTTCACCAATGCGGATTTCGCTGTTGGCTTCGGCCATGCGCTGGCCGCCTTGCCTGTGGGAGTGCCCATGACAGCGAAGCAGATTTGTGACGCTGTCTGCCCTGAGTTTACAGTTCAGAAGACCACTGCCTATCTCAAAATGGCTGTGATTCATGGAATCATGAAGCGTGAAGAGGTCGAGTTGGACAAGACTTGGGAAGACTACTATGGCAAGCGCCATGTGTGGGTACAGGCTCTTTACACCAGAGTGTAAAGGGCTTGGCCGGAAAAAATTTTTTTCAAAAAAGTTTGAAAAAGGTATTGACAAACTAAGTAGCCCATGCTATAATAAGTACATCAAATGAGCCAAGTGCTCTGAATAAAGAAAGGGATTGATACTATGAAATGCGCTATTGAACTGCTGGCTATGAACTCTGAGGCTCTGGACTATAAGGCTCGCGCCCATGAGCGCGCTGTTGCTCGCTCCATTCAGTATTGCGAAGATGTAATTGCCCCTCTGATGGAAAAGCTTGCCAAAGCTGGTGATCTCCCTGTAAATCGCCCCTATGGACGCTGGGGTAGTGAGACCACCTTGACTTTCCAGTGCTACGACAGAGTCGATGATGGAGACATTTCCCCCCTGCGCTTTGATGGCACTACCTATGCCAATGGAGAAAAAAGCTACACTTGGGGCGATGTCTGGTATGACAAGCAGACCATCATTGACTATTGTGCAAAGTTCTGTATTGAGGTCACTTTTGACACTCACTGGTTTAAGCGCTATGGGTCTGGTGATCAGAAGGGTGTGAAAATGCTCTTGCAGGTGAAGCCTGCCTGCATGGACTAAGGTTCTAAGGGGCTGGGCAACCAGCCCCAAATCCGCCCGGGTAAAAAAAATTTTCAAAAAGGTATTGACAAACAGACCAACGTGTGCTACAATAAGACTGTAAAAAGGAACAGGGCAAGTCCCTGAGAAAGAGGTAGATACCATGACTAAAAGCAATTTCTTCCGCTACTACAACCGCCTGAGCGGCGCTGATCGTTACTTCCTTGTGTTCCCCTTCAAGAAGAACATGTATGTGGCTGACCTGCGGCATCTCTGCTCAACCTGGTGCTTTGAGACTCGCGAAAGTGATCAGAATGGCGGCTGGCAGAAATGGATGCTCCAGCCTGGCAAGCTCCCCAAGGCTCGGCTGGCTAAAAAGGCTGTGTACCTGATGACTCAGAAAGAATTTGAGGAACAGCGCAAGGCTTCCAAGATGAATCGCGGCTACTTCTGCGAAACGCTTCTCTGTGAAAAGCTCGGCTGTGTCCCTGCTTCCTCTGATCGGACGGCTCGCTTTGATCGCTGTGGCGATGTGGTTTACAATGGTCTGCAGTATCAAGTCAAGTATCAGAACGCAACTCTCACCAATGTCAACACCCTCCACCATGCGCAAGCAGACGCAAGGGCGGCAAAGAAGAAGGCGTGAGCCTTCTTTTTTTTCTAAAAAAAATTTCAAAAACCTATTGACATTCCAGCACGGTTCTGCTATAATTAAACCATCGAAAGGGGATAACCCCTAAAACAAGGAGGACACCACAATGAAGAACACCATCGCCACCGCCCTGATCTCCAACTACGGCTTCGAAGCCAAGACCGGCTACCTGTTCGCCGGTCGGGGAGCATGGCTCTCCTCCCACGAGACCATCAAGGTCTCCTTCCACGGTGACATGGTCACCATCGACCACTACCGCTACTTCTGGGATGGCGGTGACGTGGAGTGGGAGCGCTCCACGGTGGTCACCTGCCACCTCTCCCGACTGTGGGAGAACCTCCCCGAATGGGTGCTCAAGCGCTGAGCGCCCATTCTTTTTTATTTGGCCGCGCGTGCTTGGGCCTCACGCGCGGAATTTGCGCCAAGAGAAAGCCTACAGAAAATTTATTTGGAAAAAGTTGAAAAAAGGGGTTGACAAAATGATCCCGATAGTGTATAATTAAACCATCGAAAGGAAAGAGGTGGCTATGATGTTTAAGGTTATCTTGTTGGGTATCTATCTGGGTTCTGTTGCTCTGTTCGCTTTTGTGGTGTTCTGTGGTATGCGCGCCGCCATTAAGCATGGCAAGGAAATGCTGGCAAAGGGTTACACCTTAAAAAAGGGAGTGCGGAAAAACCCTGTGGCATTCCTGCGGCTGGCTCTCATGGGTCTGACCCCTGTGGTAAATACCTTCTGTGGTGTTGCTCTGCTGTTGGCTTATGAAGGATTCGAAGATGACATGATTATGGAAATTAATCGCAAGATGGAGAAAAAAGAGGGTTGACAAACCCTCTAAGGTATGCTATAATAAAGACAATCCAAGAGGAAAGGAAACGATACTATGAAGTTCTTCAAAAAGATTAAGGAATCTATGACCTGCACTGCTCTCTATTCTCTGCCCACTCTGCACTTGCGCTTTGTGAATGGCGAAGAAATGGATGTCAAGCCTCGCCTGTGGCATCTGAATGACGGCCACTGGTCGCGCTATTATCTGGAAGATGGTCTGGTCATGGGTCGCTATCCCCTCGCCAGCCTTCTGGAAGTCTATGAAGTCAGTCGCGAACACAAAAATATTAAGTATGGCTTTGACCCCCTGTATCTGCCCATCTGGATTTCCAACACTTACATGGAAGGCGATAACCTGCACATGGAGCGCGATGGGTGGCATGATGTGAAAATTTTCTCTGAAGAAAATGAAAAAGGGGCTTGACAAACCCCTTCACCCGTGCTATAATAAGTACATCAAAGCAAAGGAGTTGATACAATGTATCTTCTGGTTTACGTCAACAAGACTTCCAACATGGCTATCGGTGAGTATGGTTTCTATGACTACATTGAAAAGCGTCGTGCTTTCCTCGGTGAGCAGGATGACATTGTCGGTCTGATGAAGATCCCTCTGGGCTGGCGTGATTATTTCAAATGCCTGACCAAGAAAATTGTTCACGAGAAAGTTTGAAAAAGGGGTTGACAAAACCCCTTCCCCATGCTATAATATAATCAATCCAAGAGGAAAGGAACTGATACGATGAAGATTTGGTTTGACATGGATGGCACTATCGCTGACCTCTACGCTGTCGAAGGATGGCTTGAAATGCTGAGGGCTTTCGACCCTGCTCCCTATCAGATGGCAAAGCCCATGCATCACATGGCAAGTCTGGCGCGCATGATGAACAAGGCGCAGGCAATGGGACATGAACTCTGCATCATCTCTTGGTGTAGCAAGACCAGCACCCCTGACTATGATGAAGCAGTCAAGCAGGCAAAGCTGGCATGGCTGGCAAAGCACCTGCCCTCTGTGAACTGGGACGAAATCGAAATTGTCCCCTATGGTCAGAACAAGTGGGAAACCTGCGGCGAAGGAATCCTGTTCGATGATGAAGCAAAGAACAGGGAAGGCTGGGCAAATGGTTGCGCCTTCACTCCTGACCACATCAAGGAAGTGCTGTCTGCCCTCTGGAACTGAGGGCAGGGCACTGCGCCCGGGCAAAAAAAAGTTTCAAAAAAGTATTGACAAAACAGATGCGGTGTGCTATAATAAGTACATCAAATGAGGGAGGCACGAATTATGTATTGCTATCTTGAAAAGAACACCCATGACAAGAATTATCCCTACACCATCTCTGACGCTTGGGGCGGCAAGTGCTACATGACCGAAGAAGGTCTCAAGGCACTTCAGAAAGAAATTGAAAAAGCCCTTGACAAGAAGAGTGAAGAGTGATATAATAATCTCAAGAGGTGAGGGGAATGGAACTGCTGGCATTCATCGCGATTATCGCGATTGGGATTTATGTAAAGGTCAAGGTCTTGGATGACTTGGTAGGAGGCAAAGAAGATGACGCTGAAGAAAATGATTGAACAGTATGAACAGCAAAGCCTGTGTGTTCTGAGTACCATCGCAGAACCCACCTGTCCCAACTGTGGTGACACTTTGGAAGAGGATGACCACTACGACACCACCACATCAAGCAACTGGACAGAACATCACATTGTTGGGCATTGTCCCACCTGTGACAAGGAATACCAGTGGAATACTGTGTTTCTGTTGGCTGGTATCTCTGATCTGAGAGAAGAACCATAAAAAGTTTCAAAAAAGTATTGACAAATGACTCCAAATGTGATATACTAAACTCATCAAAAAGAAAGAGGTAATGAACTATGGAAAAGATCGCTGTTGCTGTTGTTGTGAACTCTCAGACTGCTGAACGCATTCAGAAGGAAGTCATCAGACAGGCTTTTGTGGAAGAGGTTAATGACCTGTGCCGTCGCATGCGCGAAGCAGGTTTCAAGCTGGAGGTTGTTGGTACTCCTGATCCTGACTTCACCATGTTCGGCAACAAAATCCAGTTGCCTGCAAGCTATTTTGTCAATCGCAAAACCAATGAATACAACATGCAGGTAAATTACTAAAAACTGGCTTCGGCCAGTTTTTTCTTTTGGCCGGCCGCTCTCAGGTGTCGCGGCCGGTTTTTTCGTTGTACTGAAGCTATAGAAAATTTTTTTTCGAAAATGTGCGAAAAAGGGTTGACAGGATGATCCCGTTATGCTATAATAGTTTCAGAAAGTGAGGGGAACACAATGAAGGATTGGATCTGGGATCTGGTACTGGGTTTGGCATTCATGGCAACTTATCTCGGTGGCTTCGCCGCTATCCTGTATATCTGCTATCTGTATCTGTTCGGACTCCTCTAAAAAAACTTGAAAAAAGTTTCAAAAACCCCTTGACAATCGGGACAAGAGATGCTATAATAAGTACAACGAAAGACGAAAGGAAGTACCTACCATGACTATCAACGAAGCAATCACCGCCTACGAAACCCTGGCCTACACCCACAATTACGTTTACGGTTTTGTTCATCGCCACATGGTGTACTTCACCTTCGAAACTGGTTTGGACGTTGACTCTTGCGCATTCGATACCGCAAGCTCTTCCAATGGTGGCGGACAGGTTCTCCGCTTCCGCCCTTCCGCAAAGACCAAAAAGCGTTGGCTTGAAAATGCCGAATTCCTCTGCACCGAAGCCGAATGGGACGCTTACCTTGAAGCCAACAAGCACGGCAAGCAGAAGAACCGCGGAATCGCCTTTGAGCGTATCCTGTCCGAACGCTACGGCGTAACCGAATGGGCACCCAATAACGACACCTTCGACACCGCCCCCGACATGGTAATCAATGGGGTTGGCTATCAGCTCAAGTTTGAGCGTGCCCAAATCATCGCTATGAACACTCTGGTTCGTCGTGGAGTGGTGGTCGCATAAACCGCCACTTTCCCTGTATAAAAATTCATACTTGACAATTTTAAAAAAATATGTTATAATATATATAGAAAGTTAAAAGAGCCTTTATGTCAATAAAAGGCTCTTTTCTCAGCTGGGCGCTCACGTCCGCAAGCGCCCAGTGTTTGTATTATTATGCATCGCCGGTGAATTTTTATTCAAAACGTATGTATAAAAATTCATTCAAAAAAATCCTAAAAACCCCTTGACACCCTGCCCCACCTGTGCTATAATAAGCTTGTTGATGAGGCAAGAGCCTCCAAGAGAAAGGGTTGATAAGATATGATGAAGGAAATGCGAATGACTATTGATACTGAGACTGTGGGCGGCTGTTCTACGCCAGATGGCGCATACCACTATGGCGCAACTGTCCACAATCTGGATGGCGACATCACTGCTGTTGCCAATATCCTTGTGATGGAACATTTCGACAAGATTCGCAATGATGACTACGCAAAGAAGAATTTTCACCTGTATCAGGAAATGATTGCCTCTGGCACTGTGACCTGTGTCGCAACTGAGGTCGAGGCTGTGGAAGTCCTGCGCCAGCTGGCAAGGATGTATAATGTGAAGTACATTCAGGCTTACAATTCTGGCTTTGATTTTGTCAAGACTGAGTGCTCTGCTCTGCTGGATGAATTTCAGTTTATTGACCTGTATCTGATGGCACTCCAGACCATCACCCACCAGAAGAAGTATGCAAAGTTCTGCAATGAGCATGGACTGTATTCCAAGAGTGGCAAAACCTGCGCAACCTCTGTTGAAGCTGTGTATGCTTTCATCACCAACAATCCCCATTTTGAGGAAGAGCACACTGCCTTTGAGGATGCTTTGGTCGAGACTGCGATTTTTGTCCATCTGCGCAAGATGCACAAGAAGTATACCAAGAACATGCACCAGTATGATTGCAAGGTGGGCAAGTGCTTCCCCAAGCGAGAGACCCTGTAAGGTCTCCGCACGGGGCGCGAAAAAAAAGTTGAAAAAACTTTTGAAAAGTGCTTGACATTCTGACCAAGGTATGATACTATAATCATGTCAGGAGGGCAAGGGCCAAGAAACCCAGCAGGCGCGCATGCTGAGGAAGTAGAGGAAGAAAACTTCTGAAAAAAAAGTTTCCCAAACCCCTTGACAAATCAAACAGGGTATGCTATAATAAGTACATCAAGTGAAGGAAAACACTTAAACACCAGAAAGGAATTGATACTATGGAAAAGATGACTAATGTGAAGGCTCTCTCTTACATCCTGACCAACTGCGAACTGCCTGAGGATGTGAAGTCCAAGGTCGAAGCCATGAAGGCTTCCTATGAGAAGAAGGCTTCTGCTGAGCGCAAGCCTACCCCCACCCAGACTGAGAATGCTGGCTTCAAGGCTGAGATTCTGGCTGTGCTGGCTGATGGCGAACAGCGCACCATCACTGATCTGATGAAGGCTGTCCCCTCTCTCTCTGATCTGTCCAACCAGCGAGTGTCTGCGATTGTTCGCCAGATGACTCTCTCTGGCGAAGTGGTTCGCATCGAAGATAAGCGCAAGGCTTACTTCAAGGTGGCTGAGTAAGGGCGCAAGCCCTTACCCCCCTTGTGGGGGCTCGGCCCGGGCGCAAAAAAAAATTTGCGAAAAGTATTGACAACTGACCCAAGGCATGCTATAATAATACTCGAAAGGGGGAAGGGAAATGACTGAACAGGTACAGAAACTGATGAAGACCCTGAGTATCAGCGAACAGGAAGCCATGGAAATCCTTAATGCTGACAAGGAAATCGACAGGGGCGCAAAACTGTTTAGCCTTGACAAAGAAGCCGAAAAGGAATCCAAGAAGGCTCGACAGGGCGACAGGAAAAAGCCTATGGTCTGTAAGTTTGATTCAAGCAAAAAGACCAAGCCTGCCAATGAGTCTAAGTCCAACATTGTTTCCAATGTGGTTTCGACTCTGGAACAGATGGGCGCAACTGAAATCAATCTCACCAACCCTGAAAGAGAATTCACTTTCAAAATGGGCGATGTGAAATACAAGTTTGTTCTGTCTGTCCCTCGCAGTTAAGGGGGCGCAAGCCCCCTAAACTTTTTTCCAGAAAAGTATTGACAAGTCGCCACGGCTATGCTATAATATAATCAATCCAAGAGGAAAGGAACTGATACTATGAGAGACCCCAAGCGAATCTACACCACAAGCAACGCAATCGCCACCATTTGGGCTGACCTGCCAGATTGGCGATTCGGACAGCTGATGTACAATTTCAAGACCCACATGGACAAGCAGGGCATTGACATTTTCTACCTCGAAGAGGACAAGTTCGTCGAGTGCCTGCGCGAGTATGTCGACCAGTTCAAGCTTTGAGCTGGTCGCCGCCGGCCGTGGCGACCAGTTTTTCGCTTTAATACCGGGCCGCCAAAAAATTCGTTGAAAATTTGTGCACTTTTACCACTTGCTTTTTATCCCAATACCTGCTATAATAAACAATGTCAGGAGGCACTGAGGTGATGCTGAGTGAAGCTGGTCGACAAAACTTCTTCAAAAAAAGTTTTGAAAAACCCTTGACAAAGCCGCCAAGATGTGATACAATGACAATGTCAAGAGGGCAAGGGTTAGTAAACCTCCTAAGTGATGGGTGCTTTGCCCCAAGGAAATTTCCTTGAAAAAAGTTTAAAAAACCTCTTGACAAGTAGCGCAGGATGTGCTACAATAAGGATGTCAAAGGGCGAGGGAAGCCCAAAGGTTAAGGTCTGGCTGCCAAGACTGAAAGGGTTCAAATCCCACAGAGGACGCTCTGAAAAAAAAGTTTCCCAAACCCCTTGACAAACTCCCCAAGGTGTGATACAATAAGGACATAAAGAGAAGCCACCTCTTAAAAAGCAGAAAGGGATTGATACTATGACTAAGATGACTAACATTAAGGCTCTGGAGTATGTTCTGACCAACTGCGCTGACCTGCCCTCTGAGGTCACTGACAAGCTGACTGCCATGAAGTCCAGCTTCGAGAAGAAGTCCTCTGCTGAGCGCAAGCCCACTCCTACCCAGCAGGAGAACATGGGTCACAAGCAGGAGATTCTGAACCTGCTGGCTGATGGCAACCAGTACACCATTACTGACATCATGAAGGGTGTTCCTGCCCTGTCTGACCTGTCCAACCAGCGAGTGAGCGCCATTGTGCGCCAGCTGACCCTGTCTGGTGAGGTTGTGCGAGTTGAGGATAAGCGCAAGGCTTACTTCAAGCTGGCTGACTGATTCCCCAAGGGGAAGGGGCAACCCTTCCCCAGCCCCTCGGGCAAAAAAAAAGTTTCAAAAAAGGGTTGACAAATAACCCAAACTGTGGTACTATAATCATGTCGAAAGGGCAAGCCCCTCTAAAAAGAAAGGAATTGATACTATGATGAACTCTTACCTCGAATCCGCCAAGAACCTGAACGACCTGACCAATCGCATGGGTGTCCTGACCAAGCTGTGCGCTCTGACCCCTGGTGCTGAGTTTTACGCTTCTGACCTGGGTCTGTCTGGGCAGACCATGAACTCCCTGAGCATGCATGGTGTTGTCACCTATGTGAGGGGCAAGGAAAAGGTCGAATTCATCCCTGCTGACCACTATGGCGAACTGTACAGGAAGGTTGAGGTCAACTGCTGGACTGTCGCTGACAAGTTCCTGACTGACCACTTCCGCAGCTACTGTGGCAGCATGGCGGCTCTGTACTCTGCGCAGATGCTGGCTCTGTAAGAGGGGGACTCCCCCTCTTTCGCCCGAGCGAAAAAAAGTTTTAAAAACCCCTTGACAAGTTGCCCACCCTCTGCTATAATATAATCAATCCAAGAGCGAAAGGAACTGATTCTATGGAAACTGTAATGATCAAGCGCACTCAGACCTGCCCCAAGTGTGGCAAGTCCCACTCTGTAATGGTCCCCTTCTCTGAGTACTGGGCATGGGAATGCGGCGCGCCCATGGAACAGGCTCTGAAGTCTCTGACCTACTGCGAACTGAAGCAGATCGCCACCAAGGTTTGCCCTGATTGCCAAAAAGAAATTTTAGGTTATCAGTAAAAAACCCCTTGACAACCTGAGTCCCCTATGCTATAATAAGTACATCAAGAGCGAAAGGAAATGATCTGATGAATTACAATGTGATCGCCCACTATGAAGATGCTACCATTACCTGCGAGACCAATGACATCCATGTTGCCCTGACCTTCCTGCTGGAGCATGGCGACACTCAGATCGAAGTGATTGATGGCTTCACTGGTGAGATCCTGTGTGCGCAGAACTGCGAAGATCCCATTCTCCAGGATGCCTTTGGGCTGACCCTGCTGGGCTTCCTGATGGAGCAGGCATGGGGTGCTGTCCTCGAATCGCTGGGCGAGGGGGACTAACCCCCTTTTTCGCCCGGGCGCGAAAAAATTTCAAAAAGGGTATTGACAAATCATTCAAGAGGGTGTATAATAGTCTTACAAACGAAGGAGGCGACCCCCATGCGAGACCTGATTCTGAAAGCCCTTGCCCAGTATCCCAATGGCCTGCGCCAGCGCATGATTGCTAGTGAGGTTGGCTGTTGGACTGCGAACCCTGAACTGCGTCAAACCCTTGACGCTCTGACCAATGAGGGCGTTCTGTCTAGGCGCTACCACAGCGACCCTGCCAACATGGAATATTATTTTATTTGGAAAATCGCTTGACAAGCGACCCAAGGTGTGCTATAATAAGACCATCAAGAGGAAAGGAACTGATACTATGAAGTTTGATTTTGAAGTTACTGTGATCTGCCCCTTCTGCGGCGAAGTTTCCACTGTTGCTGTGGTCAAGAAGGACTATGATGCATGGCAGTGGGGCGAGCTGATTCAGAATGTCATGCCCTATCTGTCTCCCAGCGATCGAGAGATTCTGATCAGTGGCATGTGCCTGAAGTGCCAGTCCTCTTTCTTCTCCTGCTGTGAGGAAGAGGATGAGGACTTCGAGCCTGATGACATTGACGACGACTGCGGCTTCGACCCCTATGAGGGTTGCTTCACTTACGACTGCTGAGGAGGAATGTAAAATGGAAATGACTCAGAAACTGGCCAATGACCTGATGGACTGCCTGTGCGCTCTCGCTATCTCTGCTAATGGGCGCATGCCTGAGACTGATGAAGAGTTTGAGCAGTGTCAGCAGTATGCGAAGGACACCTTCATGACGCTCTGCGACCAGTGGGAGCAGGTCACTGGGGAGACTTGGGAAGTCATCCCCAGCGAGGACATTGATGATGGTGTCGAGCGCATCACACAATTTTTGAACTGAGATGGCAACATCTCAGTTCCTTTATCTTTTGGGCCGGGCGCCCACGGTCGAGGTGCCCGGTTTTTCCGCGTATCCTTCCATTATAACATTTTTCCGAGCAAAAGTCAATAGGCAAATTGAACAAATTTTTTCCCGAAATTTTGTGCTTGACATTTGGGTCAGGGTGTGGTACTATGATCATGTCAGGAGGGCAAGCCACTCTCCAAGGGCTTGAAAAAAACTTTGAAAAAGTTTCAAAAACCTCTTGACAAGTAGCACAGAGTGTGCTACAATAAGGGTGTCAAAGGGAAAGAAACCAAGTCGCTTAGCCAAGGTAGCCTGAGGATGGGTGCGCAACATCCATGGTTAGACCCTGAGCAAGCGAAGCGAAAAAAAAGTTTCAAAAACCCTTGACAAACAACTGAATAGGTGCTATAATAACAATGTCAACAGGGGAAGGAAAACCCCACAAACCAGAAAGGGATTGATACTATGACTAAGATGACTAATGTGAAGGCTATCGACTTTGTTCTGACCAACTGCTCCAACCTGCCTGAGGATGTTGTCGCCAAGCTGAATGCGATGAAGGCTTCCTTTGAGAAGAAGTCCAGCGCTGAGCGCAAGCCCACCCCCACTCAGGTGGAGAATCAGGGCCACAAGGAAGCCATCATGGCTGCCCTCGCCACTGGTGAGAAGATGACCATCACTGACCTGATGAAGGCTGTGCCTGAACTGGGCGAACTCTCCAATCAGAGGGTGAGCGCCATTGTGCGACAGCTGACCCTGAGTGGCGAAGTGGTTCGCACTGAGGATAAGCGCAAGGCTTATTTCTCCCTCGCTGAGTGAGGGAGAGAGGGGGAGTAACCCTCCCCCTCCCCTCGGCCCGGGCCGAAAAAAAGTGCTTGACAAGTCGCGCAGGGTGTGGTATAATGAGGACACAAACCAAAGGAGGATGACCCATGAACCTGATGGAAAAACTGGAAAACTACATTCACATGCAGACTAACTACGCCCAGCGCATGCCTGAACATCGCGCGACCTTCGAAGCCCATGTTTTCGGCGCAATCGAAATGGTTGCTTTCCTTGACCCTGAGAAGCAGGACATCCTTGAAAAAAAGTGGTATGATTTCAAAAAAACCCTTGACAACCTGCTCGAAGTGTGATACAATAAGGATGTTGAAAGGAGCTGATCCCATGTTTGAGAACTTACAGGAAGCCATTAAGCACTATGCCAAGTGCATGAAGTGTACCCCCAGCGAAGCCAAGGCAGATGCTGAGCGCGAAATCGCCCTGATGATGGAAAAGGAAGGTTATTCGCGCGAATTTGCGGAAGCCACATGGATGGAAGAACAGGAAGAACTGAATTGCGCTGAACTGGACAAGCTGGACAAGGAAGCTAAGAAGAATGGTGCGACCAAGGTTGTCGCCCAGTCTGAGGACAAGCCCAAGCAGAAGCGCGCACCTCGCAAGCCCAATGAAGAAAAGCGCGCCCTAATTGATGCCCTGATGAGTGCGCTTGAAGATTTTCATCATGGCGATGAAGAGGAAATCGCTTCCCATGTTGAAGCTGTGGCGATTGTCAACCCTGAGCGCGAAATCAGTTTCAAGGTTTACGACCATGAATATTCCCTGACCCTGACCCAGCACAGGAAGAAGAAGGGGGAGTAATCCCCCTTCCCCCTACCCACGGGCGCAGAAAAAAAATTTCAAAAACCCCTTGACAACTGGCGCAAGGTGGTGTATAATAAGCACATAACCAAGGGAAACAGAAAGGAATTGATACTATGAACTCTCTCTTTTTTAAGCGCGAACTTGACCTGATTGTGGATGAAGACCTGCGAATGGCTGTGAAGTGCTATTTCGATGAAAAGGTTCCCAAGTATTTTTGGGAAATCGGCGCTTCCTCTACTGGAAAGTTTCACCCCATGTTTTCACAGGGTGAGGGTGGTCTGGTTCGCCACACCAAGGCTGTGGTGATGTTCGCTGAAGAACTCCTGCGCATGTCCTCTTACGCCTACATGCCTGATGCTTACAAGGATTATGTGATTGCGGCTTGCCTGATTCATGATTGCGCCAAGTATGGCATGAGCGATGAACTGGACAAGGGCGCATACAAGGAACATGCTCCCAATGGCGCAAAGATGTTCGACCTGTTCATGCTGGAATCCTATGGAGTCCATGCCCCTGAAAAGCTCCTTGATGCTGTGCGCACCCACATGGGGCAGTGGTCTGAGAGGGAAGACAAGCCCTTCTCCCCCATTGATCGCTGTGTTCACATGGCTGACTACATGGCTTCGCGCTCCTTCCTTGACATCCCTTCCATTTGGGATGAATGGGAAATCGCTGATGCTGAAATCAAGCAGGCCAAGGCGCACCCCTTTGAATTTTAAGGGGGCGCGCCCTGCGCCCGGTCAAAAAAAGTTTCAAAAAACCCTTGACAATCAAGCCAAGATTTGCTATAATAACAATGTAAGGAGGGCAAGCAAATGGCTAAGAAGCAGGAAAACCCCAATTTCAAGAAGTCCTACAACAAGATGACCCCTGAGGAGCTCGCCATGTGGCTTCACGCCAATCGCAAGGCGCATGCTTTCTCTTCCAAGAAGGATTTCAAGCGCAACCCCAAGCACAGGGGGAAAGAGGACTTTTGAGTCCTCTTTTTATTCGTCGGCGCCTTCCCGGGCGTGCGGCGCCGTTTTCGCGCATAGTCCCCCTCTTCAGTATATCATAAATAAATTCAAATGTCAAGCATTTTTTTTACAAAATCCCGAAATTTTTATTAAATTTTGCTTAAAAATTGTTAAATTTGTGTGAAAAATGTTAAATTTTTATTAAATTTTCGTCATTTTTTCGTAAAATTTGTAACATTTTCGTAACATTTTGGGGTCAGGGGGCCCCAAAGCCCACAAAAAAGTGCCATATGCGCCCATTTTTCGTTGAAAGCGGGCCGCGCCCGGGCGCGCGGAGCCGACCTCCAGGACGCCGGGACCATTCGAAACAAAAGTTGAGGATGGGCGCGCGCGAAATCGAATCAATTTTTTCCCGAAAAGAAAAAAAATCTACCCGGGGCGCGTCTCGCGCCCCTCAAGGCCGGGAACAGGCATTATATGCGACCCGATCTAGTTTGAAAGCTGGCGTTTGACAAAATAAAAAAAATATGATATAATATAATCGTAAGATAAGGAAGAAAAAATTTCTTCCCGCCACTAGAACATATCGAATGAGAGTGATCCAAAAGCCACTGTACGATCCAAAAGAAGAGAGAGCTGAAACTTTCCTCGTGAAAAATTTTGGCAGGCTTTGCGTGCCCAATTTTAATCTCTGAGATATTTCTTGACAAAAATAAAAAAATATGGTATAATATATATACAATGAAGAAAGGAAGTATATGTCCAATGAGTATGTTTGATTCTAATGATTTCCTGAAGCTGATCCAGGAGGGCAAGATCTCCCCTGATACTATCACTCGTGATTTCACTGATGCTCTGAATGCGGCCCTGGCTGCGAAGAAGCAGGCGGACGAAGCTGCTGCTAAGAAGAAGGCCGAGGAAGAGGCTGCTCGCAAGCGTGAGGAGCTCAAGGCTGCTCTGGAGCAGGCCAAGGCCAAGTCCAAGCTGCGCGAGGCCGATGATATCGCTGCTCGCATCAATGCGTTCATGAAGACCCACTATGCGGATGTATTCGCCGCAGCTGGCGAGGAAACCGAGCAGGTTACCGGTGCCCAGTTCATTGAGGCTCTGGATGCGTCCATGGGTATGATTCGTAAGCTGGTTGAGCTGAAGAATCATCTGGAGGGTATGACTAAGAATATGGAGAAGCCTAAGGCTTGTGGCCATACTGGCAACTGTGATTGCGGCAAGATGTCTGATCCTTTTGCAGACATCTTCGGCATGAAGGAGCCGCCTATGCCTCATGATCCCATCATGGATTTCCTGAAGGCTAATAAGCTGCTGTAAGATATACTGTTCCAGGAGAGAAGGAAAATAAGACTGGGCCTTCTCTCCAACGGGAACGGTGACGAGGAAAAATGATCACACAGTCTGGCCGAGGGGTGGCCAGGGCACTATCTCAATTTCTCACGATTTCTTACAATTCCCTACACTCCTTTACAATTCCTCTATAATATACTATAATTATTTCTCATAATTTTGTATCTGTTCCCCCCTACCTCCCTATCCCTAGGGAGGTTTTTCTTTTACCCCCACGCCTTCTCTCCCTCGCACGCAAAAATCCGCGCAGGAAAATAATTTTTAGCCTGAAGCGAAGCGCGTAGCGCGAAGCGGAAGGATAAAAATTATTTTCCCCTCTATTACTATTTCTATTGTAACCGATGTTCCCAATTTTGTAAAGCGACCAGTTTTATAGAAATTTTTGACCAAAAATAAGAAAAATTAACACGATTTTCAACGTTCGTCAAGTGGTGTTAGGATGAGTGGTCAGAAAATTTTGACCATCTCTATAGAAAATTTTGACCACGAGTATAGAAAATTTTGACCACCTCATCCTAACCTATACGTTAAACCCACTTTTCGCTCACGGTCAACTCAGGCAACTTATTTTTCACCCATTCTACCGAGATTCCCTCAGACGAGATCTTATACGACAGTAGTCCCAAACGTGCGAGAATTTCTAGGGTATCATTAACAACCACATTATTCGATGTGGTTCCAGTAGCAATGCCAATGAAATCCTTAATCTACCTCAATGTAGTCTCGAACCCCTCGCAGGCATTGGCGTAATACCTATTAAATAAATAGATATAAATATTGATACTGTTTTTCTACATGACATTCATCAACTTCGCCAAGGTCTAATACTCTACTAGATTAGCCTCCATAGCATCTAAAGTGGTCAGATAATAATAGTTCTCATTAGCCCCTTCCTTAATGAGACCCTTATCCTCCAAGTACTTAAAATACTTTGCAATAGTCTTCCGTGCCATTGTCTTCTCGACCGTTCCGTCCGCAAGAGTCCTCGTGAAATCCTTCTCGATCGCGGTCCATTTAACTTTGCGCTTCTCAATGATTCGCTATGGCGAATCAATGGTCTCTCTTTCCGAGTTACACTATAGCCACGCATAAAGTAAATCGCAATAATCTTTTTCTCTCGTTATAGATGAAATTGCCGGCATTTGACGTGAATTTTTTTCAATTTTCATTTCATTTTCACCTCCCTCCCCCATAAGTGAATTTCGAAATGAATTTCTTAATTGGTTCTGCCCCATTATTCACGACCAAAAGTATAGAAATTTTTGACCATTTCAATAGAAATTTTTGACCAAAAATATAGAAAATTTTGACCATTTATCAGAAATTTTTGACCATTTTCATCCCCCACGCCCACATCTATATTATAACATATTTTTGTTTTCAAATCAACTATATGCGGCATTAGATTCTCACTTGATTTTTTGAAAATAAAATGTTATAATATATATAAAGAATAAGAGAAAAAATAAGGAGCGGGGTATTATGAAAGCATTCGTCGCAATCATCTTCGTCATTTGTATTCTTCTCGTCGTTGGAGTTGTTTTCATCGCAGCGGATAGCGGATCTGGTACAGTAATCGCAGTGACTGATGAGCCAGGAGTGATTATGGATCTCTACAAACACTCCTATCTGCGCACCATCAACGCCGGCAAAACTAAGACTTATTACACCGACATTGACTATTTTGCCGAAGTAATGGTTAATTCTCAAATCCTTCAAGTTGAAATTACTGAACGAGAATACTTCACTCTTTATACTGGCGAAGAAGTAATTCTTACTACTTATACCACCGAAGGTGGTATAAGTAAGAATATTTATTATACTTACAGCATAAAAGTTTTTGATTGACTTTTCTGAAAAATTATACTATAATATATTTATAAGATAAATAAAAGGAGAGATACCCCCATGGAGAAAAGAACTCATATTGCAATTTTTAACGTCAATGATGCTTTGTCTCTCCAGCTTAATGCGATCAAAATCCGCGACGAGGAAGATATTCCAAAAGCGATTGATATTGCCATCGCCCATGCAAATCACCAAATCGAATCAGCTGCGGCCAAGGGCCATAACTGCACTCCCATTGATTTCAGTCCCGCGATTTCACAATTCCCCGACTCTCTGCGCGTTGAACATTGGTCTATGGTTATTGACCATGTTCATGGGCTTTTGCGCGGAGCCGGTTATTGGGTCCACAAGACCAGAATCGCAAAGGGTCGTGGCTCGGCTCTTGTAATTTGGGATCCGCTTAAGGAAGAGCAGTGGCAGAGAGCGCATGAAACACTTGCGCCTGAACCTGCGCGTAAACGTAGCATTTTTAACTGGAAAAAGTAAATATGTAAGTGAGGACGAAAGTTCTCACTTGATTTTTATAAAAAAATATGTTATTATATATATGTAAGATAAAGCAAAGGACAATGAAAGGGGAATGAAAAATGATCTACAGCACCAATCATTACAATAAGTCTCAGCGCGAACAGCTTGGCTTTGGTGAGGCTGGTTATATCATGATCTGCAAAGGTGATACTTATGCTTATAAGGATTGGCTGAAGGAACAGGGTGCCTGCTATCGTAAGTGGTGGGGTTGGGCTTTCGCCTCTACGATTCCCCTCCCTGAGCTCCCCGCAGGTATCACCGCGATTCGTCTCGATTGGGATAAGGTTGGCGATGCCGACGGTATGAATCTCTTCCCCGAAGAGAAGATTAAGTTGGTTGTAGATTCTCTTATCTATGACCCCACTCCCTCCAAGTATGTCGGTTCTATTGGCGACCGTCTTGAGCTGACTCTGACTGTTCAGCGAGTCATTGATCTCGATGGCTACTATGGCCCCTCCCATATGCACGTCATGGTTGACGCCGATGAAAATGTCTTTGTCTGGACCACTGCGTCCAAGAAGTGGGAGACGGGCAAGACTTACCATCTCCGTGGTACTGTCAAAGAGCACCGTACTTACCGTAACACTCAGCAGACTTGTTTGACCCGATGCATTGAAATTAAGAAGAAGTGAGGTAATTTTATATGAAAATGTGGGCACATACCCGGGATTCTCGTGAAGATCTCGCCTTCACTTGCTTCGTCGTTCATGAAGAAGAACTCAATGAAATCGTCGACAAGATTTGTAGCGGTGAACTCCATCCGTCTACCTGTCAGTGGCTGTCTTACGACGATATTTGCTACATTGAGAAGGAAGTCGAAAAGCGCCTTGGAGTTCCTTGTGATCTCTCCCTGTAAGCCCTACTTGATTTTCTTATAAAAATTTGTTATAATATATATGTAAGATAAAGAAAAGAGGAATGATAAGTATGGGTCTTTTGGACATGGTAACTGCGGAAGAACGGGAACTCATTATGAACCAGATTAGAAATTACTCACTTTCTAACGGCGATCGTGCCGACATGGACGTGTGGAATTTCAATCACGTTTTCCGTGAATGGGGTTGGGCCAAAGGTCAGTACCTCTATCATATTTTCAAGGCGGCGACCGGCGAAGAGACTTTGATCCTGCGCAAAGAGGTCGAATTCGCGAAAGATTCCGACGAAATCGCCGAAGAACTGGATAACATGGCTTATCCGTCCTGTTTCAATGACATCATCGGCATTTTCGATAATCTAGTTCATTATACCGATCCTTTCGATTGGCAGCGTGGATCATTGGAAATTGAAGATCGAGTGCCGGAGTGCCTGCGCCAGGTATCGTCGGACTATGCCTACGATATGCGGAAAGCGATTCTCCTGTTGACTTGCATCCCTACCTTGGCCTGTAATGTTTATACTGGCCGCACCGTAGAAATCCCCATCCCGAACGGCAAAAAGCTGAAAATCAATCAGGGTAGCCGAGCCGTAAAAATGCTTGGTAAACTGGTTGAAGCATTTGGCTTTGACAAGGCTGAGTTTGAAAATTATCGAATTTCTCATTCTCAGATTCTGAACCAGAAGAAGCTCAAGGGAACCCTGTGCCTTTCTATCCATCCGCTTGATTATATTACCATGAGCGACAATGACAGCGGTTGGGAATCCTGTATGAGTTGGGAAAATCAGGGTTGCTATCGTCAGGGTACCGTAGAAATGCTGAACTCTGATTGTGTTGTGGTTGCTTATCTCGAAGCAGAAAGACCCATGAGGATGACGCGAGAGCTCTCCTGGAATAATAAGAAGTGGCGCGAGTTGTATATTGTTACTCCGGATGTCGTTACCAATGTAAAAGGTTATCCGTATTGTAACTCCAACTTGACCGCTGAAGTCCTTAACTGGTTGCGCGAACTGATCCAAAAGAGTGGTTTGGAACAGTTTAGCGAGTACGATAATAAAATTTACCATCACGGCGGCGAGGAAGAGTTTGATGACCTTCTGCGCGAACGAGAAATCACTCTTCGATTCCATACTGGATTGATGTATAACGATTTCGGTCATCCTTACCAGTATTGCCTCGTGCGCTCCTCCCTTCCTAATCAGAGTCATAGAGAAATCAATTATTCTGGCGCATCTGAATGTATGCTTTGCGGCGAACTCGACCCTGAGTTTGTGAATAATTCTGAAGCAATGAATCTGGTTTGCCGTAGTTGCGATAATGTTGTGATTTGCGCTTGTTGCGGCGAACCTGTCTATGACCATGATTATGTATATATCAACGATGAACCCATTTGTATCCCCTGCTCCGAAGATTATTATGTCTATGATGCTGTAAATGAAGAAGCCATTCATAAGG